CGTAAACCATTGTCAACCATTGTCAACTTTCTCTACGACCTTTCCAACCAGTTTTCAGTTGCAAACCTCCGAGACCCAAATACGGTACAAAAATGAGCTGAAAAACAAGTATTAACGATAACCATCACTAATACGAGCAAAAAGAAAGACGCTCATAATGAACGCCTTATCAATCAATAGTAATATATGCTAATCGTTGGTAATCACCAATTATTTCCCGATGCAGAGTTTTTATTTGCCCACGCAGAAAGTAATTTAATATGCTGTAAATCACTGATTTATAAATTTGTTTTTCGTTCGTTTGTTGTTTTCGAGCAACAAATTAGCAACAGATTTGTATAAAACAACTTTCCGACGGGTTTTGCTTTCGGTACAAAGATAAGCAATTTTAATGAGAAACGGGAGCAGTTGCCCGTCCCGTTTCCTGATACAGTTATTTTTCTCGAATACGGCGTATTTTGCGTTCAAATTCTTTTCTGCTGTAATTTATAATCAGGAGAAAGAAAACGCCGCATTCGCCGCCATTCGGCTTTGCTTATAGATAACGCTTTGCTGCGGCTATGATTTCATCGGCATATTGATAAATGTCGTCGAGCGTAGCGATTTTGTTGTGATGTTCCTTTTTGGCTTCATCGACGAATGTTATACGTTTGTTGTTCTCCGAATCGAGATAGAGGCGACAAACGGGTTTGCGATTATTGTTGTCAATGAAGATAGCGAAGTACGTCTGTGCGTCACGATAGGTTACCCTTTCAGCAGGAACGCTGCCACGCAAAATAGCTTTCACGACATAGAACGCCTGCAACTCCTCCTCCGTTGTGTTGATTTTGCTCACGGCTGTTTCTTCGACAGGGACGGTCGCCTGTTCCTCGGCGGGCTGTTCCGCTGCGGGAGCTTCGTTATCCTTTATGGCTGCTTTCAACCGTTCGGATATCGTGGCGTTGATGTAATTGTTGATTGTGCGTTTCAACAGGGCGGTAAACTGTTCGAGGATTTTCTGTGTGAACACTCCCTCGTACACCTGTTTGCATAGGAATTTCACGAGATCAGGAGAGGGGCTTGAAAACTCTTTCTCGATAACGGCTTTCAGTTCGCCCATATATTTGAGTTCGCTTGCTGTGCTCAATATAGCCCCGACATCGAAATACGACCTGTGGAACTTTTTAAGCTCCTCGATTTGTTCGTCCTTAATATCGAGGAGGTTCACTTCCAAAAACGGTTTCTCGTCCATTTTGTTAGGCTCGGCGAGGTCTGTGTAGAACTTGTAGATGATACCGTTTGTCAGGACACCGAATTTTGCTTTTGACACGTGGAAGTAACGGAGCAGCTGATTGTCGTGCAGCGTGAGGTTCTGCTGCCAATGCTTGCACTCGATGAGGATAATCGGTTCGCCGTCACGGAGGATTGCATAGTCGATTTTCTCGCCTTTCTTTGTGCCGATGTCACAGCACATTTCGGGCAGCACCTCCAACGGGTTGAACACGTCGTAACCTAACGCACTAATGAACGGCATAATAAGAGCCGTTTTCGTCGCCTCCTCTGTGGGGAGATTTCCTTTCAGGCTTTCGATACGCTCGGACAGCCTCTTGATAGAATCCTTGAAGTCCATATATTCTGTTATTTTGGTAATATATCCTCAATCAAGGTTGCCACCGCCCGACAGGTACGCACATAAAAAATGCGTGGGGTTTCCTGTCGGTTTAGAGGTATCGCCAAACACCTTACGGACTAACAAGGAAATGCCCACGCATATACGCAGGCATCTACCACTGTTTTTAAGTCCGTGTACGAAATTGGCGATTTCCTAAACCTCAAAACAATAGCAAACGCTATAATTTTCAAATATGTCGCTACAAAAGTACAGAAACTTTTTCATACAACAGCCTGAAAGGCTTGAAAATCGACCGATAACGGGCTAAAAACTGAAAAGGTTATACGACACACCAATCCCGATGTACGGGGCGAATTGCGGCTGCTGTGTCATTGTTACCCCATATCCCGCCTGTATGCCAATGCTCCACCGTTTCGGTTTCTCCCTTATCTGTACGACCTGCCTCGGCTGTGTGATGAACAGGCTGTCGAGTGTCGGTCTGTAACCGCTGACGTAAGCACGGTACGTGTCCGTTTCGTAGGACTTCTGTTCGATAGGTATTTGAACAGAAACGCTGTCCTCGAGAACAGTTTTGCTGAAATTTCCTACACTATCCCGTGAATTTGGAACGTTTTCGGGCGTTTCGGGAACGCTTACAGGCAATTTCTGTGTTATATACCGAATTACCACACTGTCACGGGGAACAGGCTTATAATAAGGTATCGTGTCGTACACAGTCAGGGTGTCCGTATAAACGCCCAATGACGGCGATTGTTTACCCCTGTGGCACTGATACACGTTCAAGCACAGCAAAACGCCTACAAGGGCGTAAACAAGCAATTTGGTTAGCTCTTTCATACGCATTGTTTCAGATACATAATTATCCCCTCGACGTGAAGCTGTACGATAGCCGCCTTGCCCTCATCGGAGTTCAACACAGCCAAATCCTCCCTGTTATCCATAAATAGGTTCTCGGTCAATACGGCGGGGCAGGAGGTCTTGCGTAATATCCAAAAGTTCTCCTCCCAATCAGCGTCGCCGTCGGAGAAATCTTTGCGAAACTTTGTACCCAACGGCAGAGCTTCGGCGGCAGCAAAATACAAGCAGTTTGCGAGCTTATCAGACTTTGTTTCCCCTTTGCTCGTGTACGCTGACCAACCTCGGGCGTTTGCCCATTGTCCGTCTTTTGCCGCATTGACGTGAACAGATACGAGTATCACATTTTCCTTGCCATAGCGTCCGCAAATCTCATTCACTCGTCGGGAACGTTCCGATAATGGAACGTCGTTTTCCTCCGTTACTATACGCTGCACATCGAAGCCCCTGTTGTGAAGCTCCGTTTCAATTCGGCGGGCTATTTCTCTCGCCCAAGCGTATTCACGAAAAGAACCGTCAGGGCTTCTCTTCCCTGCGGTTTCCTGTCCGTGTCCGTTGTCTAACAAAATCTTCATAACTATTTATATTCAGGTAATAGGTATTGAATGTTCATCGCCGCAACGTGCATAATGTTTCGGGCTTCTTCCTCTGAAACCGTCATAGGACGTGTGAACTCACAGAAGATAGAACCCACCCAATCGTGCGTATTGTCATTCAGGCGTTTTACAATAGCCGCCTCGCAACCACAACTCGAAAAGATAGATTTGGCGTATTTATCCTCCACCTGTTCGTCGATATTTGTTATATACAGAAACAGGTTGCGGACGAGGTCGCTGCTAAACTTTGCTACATCAGCAATCGGGAGGCTTTGGATATGAGGTTTCATAGCCTCTACTCCTTTACGTTTTACCTCAAAATATACACTCAACATACTTTCGTTGCCGAGGGGGTGCGGCTGCACGATGTAAACCCTGTCAGCGTCGAGCTCATGCAGTACATTCCACAGCTCCCCGTAAACGAGAGAGGAGTTATCCGCACGACGTTTGTTCTTGCGTTCCTCCTGTTGTTTGTACTGCTCGATTTTGAGGTCTGTCAGCTTATTTTTAGTGTACTGATTGTACGCAAACCAAGCCGCTACGATAGTGCCTATTGCACTGATAATTGCAGGTAGGTATTCCATAAGGCTAACAGAATATGGCACGAAGAACGTACCTGATAAATGTTCCGAACATAGCTCCGAGGACTGTCAGTCCATAGTCTATCCAATCCCATTTGCCGCCGTAGGCTCTGTCCTTGTATTCAAGACAGGTGGCAGCGACAACAGAACCAAATAGCGAGTGACTGTAATCATTAGCCAAAAGACCGATGAATACACCACCCGCTAAATGCTTAATACGGTTGCTCTCTTTGAGCCAAGCGATTACCTTTTTCATTGTGATACAGTTTGAATTACGCTACAAAGGTAATCAAACTGATTATAATATAATCACATTGAGAGGCGTTTATTTCAAAAGAAGCTCCAATTCGTTGATTTTATCCCTCAACGCCTGTCGTTCTGTGTGCAACGTCGCAACATCATAGGGAAGTTCCTGCCCTAACAACGAAGCCTCGTAACACTTGGTTATCTTGTAGTCGCTGTCGGAAAGGGCTGTTTTATGAGCTTCTATTTCATCCCTGATTTTACGCTTGTCGAAACGCTTCTCATAATGATAGGCGATATGGTCGCCCGCATCATAGGGGACAGGGACGATGATGTAGTTTTCCTCATCGCACTGCATTTGCTCCTCGGAAATGACATCAACGGGTTTCCAATCCTCTGACAATTCAGCTATCTGCTGCTCGACAGAGATTGTTTCGGTTCTTTGTACGCCCTCGTTATCAACGTACACACGGTTTATCTCCCTGATAAATTGTGAGTGGAGGTATTGTCCCTCCATATATCCATATTCGACCATAATCATTAAAATTTAATTCGGTTTACCCACCATACCTCTGTGGTTACATTATTTACGGCACACTTACAGAACACGGCAATCAACATCTGCCCGCTGCCAACGTCGTAGTAGTCGTTTTCGGAACTATCGTCGTAGATATGCTGCCCGCTTCGTGGATAGACATGCATTTTACCGCCGTTAATCTGTTTCAGGAAGATGATCTGTCCCTCACGTGTAGAGGCGGGGAGATATGTTACGCACGTTCCTGTTGCGAAGCTGACCACCATTGAATCACTGTCATACAGGTATTTTGATGTTGCCGACGTACTGATTGTTTCGATGTTCAGCACAAGTCCATAGGCTTTCAACATTTGAAACACTCCACCATAATGCGGAGCTGTTCCGCTATTTGATGATGAACCGTAAACTCCTGCCAACATTTCAGTGTCCGCCCCCATACTCCAAGCTCCTTTGTTCAGGCTTCCAAAACCCAAACCAACAATGGCAGCACGCTGCGTTAGTCCTGTGGAAAGAGCCACACATTGTGTTCCCGCTCGGTTGGCGAAAACTCCTGTCGGGGACAGGTAGCTGACAGCACTTGTGCCGTTGGTTGCCCGTGCTTCGACAATACCACTGTTAGCGTCGATATTGATATTCGAGCCGAGGATTTCCTGTGAATATGAACCACCCGAAGAACCCGAGGTAATTTTTATGCGTCTGTTTACTGCGTCGAGTTCGATTTTATTTCCACTCGCAAGCGTTGAAACAATCTTGCCGCCGCTGATGAACCAATCGCCGATATTGGCGTTTTCAGCCAATAACAGGTTTGTGGCAACGCTTTCAAACGACGCTCCAAACGAGTTCCAATAAGCGGTATTCGTTGGGGCTTTGCCGCTAAATGTTCCTGCGTCGATACGGGCGATGTAGTAAGTATCGCTGTACTTCACACAGTCAAGTCGGTTGCTGTTTCCATAGTACGTCTTGCTGCTGTCGTAAACGCCCCTGAACACCATAACAGGGCTTTTACCGTTAGCTCCGTCCTTGCCGTCGTAAGGTGTCATTCGGATAGGTGTACTCCATTGTGAAACGAGGGCTGTGCCGTCGCCCGTCTTTACGGCAAGCGTCATCCATAAATACTGTGCTGTGCCAACACTCGGAACAGTTGTCGTCCAACCTGACGGATTGAGGGCTGTTTTCGTGAGTGATGGCGGCGTTGATGTAGAACCGTTTACGGCAAAACGCAGCTCGGTATAATTACCGTCCGTGCCGTCGCCTCCGTTGTCGCCCTTGTCGCCTTTCTCACCCTTGATACTACCGACGTTTTCCCATTTCGAGCCATTCCATACATACAGGTTGCCACCGATGATGTAAGCGTCGCCCGCTGTTCCTGTGGTCGGAAGCTCCGATTCGCTCGATAGTGTCCCTTTGATTGAGATACTCGTTCCGTCTGCTCCGTCCTGTCCCTTTGAACCTGCGGCGATAATCTGCCAATATACAGAACTTGTCGGTGCGACACCCTTTGCGGGCGTTGCGTAGATGTAGCGATATGTCGAGGTAAGCCCCGCCGCTGTGTATGTTACCTCGTCGCCCTGATAATAGGTGTAGGCGGCATTGTAAACTCCACGATAGCAGCCGATGTATTCCTCCGCACCGCTTTGGCTCTGTACGATTGTACCCTGCAAACGCAGCTTGCCGTCGCCCTGTGAGTTGAAGTCAAACACAGAACCGAGTTTCATTGCGTTGTTGAGCATATCGAAATATGATGTACCCGAACCCGACACAATGCGGTCTGTGGTTATACGCCCTGGCAGTACTTCCGTAAAGCCGTACAAGGTGGCAAAGGAACGTTCCCCGTCATACTCACTGTTCAGGACACCCACGAGAAGATGATAATAGCCTGACACGGCTTGCATTTTGATTGCCGTTTCAGACAGTACAAACTCACCCGTTTGGTCTGCTGTCGAGCATTTCGCATACAGGTAGTATTTCTTTGTTCCGTCAGTCATAATGGCAGAGGTAAAGGCGGGAAGCGACCACACCTTATATCCGCTGTGGGACGAAGATATGTCCTTTATCCCGAGTGTCAGGTGCTGAATGAAACTTGCTCCGATTTTGAGCTGTTTGTTTGTTCCGTCCCAAACAACTGTGTCCGCAACCTGTGTGAAGTTTGTCAGGCTCTTTACGAAACGGAACTGCAAGCTCTCGTCGCCGACAAGCATTGACATCGTCTGAACGGCAATCGGGTTGATTGAGTTCGTGAAGTTATCGAGCAGGGCTTCTTCCAACATCGAAATAGTTTCCCTTGCATCACGGAAGCGGCGTTTCGTGTACTGTATAGCGTCACGGTGGTAATCTTCGACCAAAACCTCCTCACTCTGCAGCTCCTTGAGTGTAGTCGAAAAACCGCTTGTCACGGTTGAATTGGATAGCGTCAATACAGGGCTGTGCGGCTTGTTGATGTAGTCCTTTATGCCTGTGATACGCACAAGGACACCCTCTTTTTGGAAGCGTTCGTCGCTGAACTTGATATAGCCGCCGAGCTTAATTTTCCCGCCGATGTTTACCCAATCCTTTTTCGACCAAATGCCGTCGAGTTCCCCTGTGAACGAAAACTTCACTTCCTCGTTATCGAACAGGTATTTCACGCCCGCACGGAACATATCCCATGAAGCACCCCTTCGAGTTTTATTATCGCAAACATATTCGCTATCGTATGGCAGATTTATACCGAATACGGCGTAAGTGTCGCCCGCTTGCGGGGCAAATACGGCGTTCGGCATTGTCTGCCCGTCAATCTCCTGTGGCACGATTTCAAAACGACGTGCCGCCTGTTCTTTGCTTGTACCGACGTTCTTTGCCTCGTGAACATACTTTACCTCGAACTCCTTGCCCGCAAGCATTCCGCTTTGGAACTTCACGGTCATAGTTTCGCCCGCTATCAGGTAGTCCTCAAAATTCAACGTCGAGGGTATGCTGCTATCCACGATGTCATAGAAGTTTGCTTTTTCATCAACGACAACCACCTTTGAGATAGTTCCGACACGCTTCGGATAAATCTCCGAGCAGTCGAGACTGTCTTCCGCAAGGCTTGTCAGCTGCTTGTCTGCACGACGGATAGACAAGCCCAAATCATCTGTGATGTATGTGCGGGCGTTCGAGGCGTTGAAACCGTCCTCGTCCTCGAAATACTTACCGTCATAGGCTATCTGTTGGAGCTTCGGCAGGAGCAGTTCGTTGTTCCCGTACTTGCTTCTGTCGATGTTCTCCACACCGCCCTGTATAAACAGGATTTCGACGGGCACATTGTCGCCATAATTACCTCGCCCGACGTTCGGCTTGAAGCCGTTGCCACGCCCGTATGAAAGGGCGAGAGGGCTGTTCTTGTTATACTCTATCTTGCGAAGCGAAGCCACCTTGCCGTTGAACTCAAATTCGGTTTTCAGCTCCGCTGCCATTTGGGCGATTGCCTCATAGCAAAAAGCGTGATCATAGCTGATAAGGACTTCCGCTCCGTCGATACACTCGCCGACAGACCAACCGCTATCACGACGGTTCATATTATCGACGAACATCTGCAAATGCTCTTTCGGCTTCGCTGTCAGGGAGAATTTCAGCCTACCGTCCACCGTGTTGCGGAACTTCCATATCTTGGCTTTCGCCTCGGCGGATTCCATAATGACGGTGTACTCGAAATTGCGGCTGTGCTTCATCTTGAAGCTCTCGGGACGCATAAGGGTGTACCGCACATTCTCGAAGTTGCAATAAGCCCCGACAGGTATTTCCACGTGCTCTGCAAGGCTGTAATGAAGCGTGATATTATGGTCGCCCATTATAACCCTGTTACGGTAGCTGTTATCATCAACTGTCACGTCAAGAACCTTGCGTCCCTCACTGTCGTATATTGTCATTTTACCTCCTGTTTTTGATTGTTAGTACTGTACCGAAAACCTCCCCACACAGCGGGGGAGGCTCGATACCTGATGTTAGTTGATACCCAATTCGGCACAGTCAGCGTCCACCTGTGTTTTGACTGCGTTACGCTCTGTGAGGAACGCTTTATAGGCGGCTACCTTTGTGGCGGCTGTTGCCTCGTCGTAAACACCCAACTGTGCGGCGTTGTACTCGTTTACCAACTTCTGTTCGTAGTTGCTGTCCCACAGCTCACTGATTACAGCTTCGGTAATCTTGTTTGAGGTCACGGGTGCCCATACGGTCACTTCCTGACATTTCCACTGTGTTGTTGGCTCGCCGCCCTCCTCGTGTGCGGGCTGTTCCATTTCTACGATGTCCCAACGGTATTTGTAGCTACCGTTTCCTACTGCCTCCAATACAGAGGGCTTGTGGTCATAAAATGCTTGCATAATACTCTTTTTTAATGATTGATTTCAACAAATGCTTACTGTTACTGTGTTTCGCCCAACCGAGCCAAGAGCAAATACCCTGTTTGTACTCCTTTGGCGGGAGCGGCGGGTTGCGTTTGTTCAGGCGGGCAACGTGGCGGCAGAAATTCTTCTTGATACTTTTCCTGATGAGCTTCTGTTCACGGTAGAACTTGTAACCGACATAATCAAGGGCACGTCCGCTTTTGTCGTAGCGGTTCTTTGCGATTGGGAACACCTGATAATTGCCTTTCACTTTCAAGTCCAAATCAGCCAAATAACGGATAATCTCCTTGAATGCTTGGTGCAGCTTCTCTTTACTGTCGCTAAAGAAACAGATGTCGTCGGCATACTCCGTTGCTTCGAGTTTCAGAACCTCGTTCACGAAGTGCATAAAGTAGGCAAGAAAAAGATTTGCCAAGAACTGTGACAGGTAATTCCCGATAGGTAAGCCCTCCGCACTGTCGATTATCTCGTCCAACAGCCACAGCAGGTCTTTATCCTTGATTTTCTTTCGGACAACCCGTTTCAGTACGTCGTGGTTGATTGAGGGGTAGAACTTCTTGATGTCGATTTTCAGGCAATACAGGGGCTTGCCCTTGTACTTCTTGATTATCTTATCCACCTGTCGGGCACAACCCTCAATGCCACGTTTCTTGATACACGAATACGTATTGTGCGTGAACACCTTGCTCCATATCGGTTCAAGGACATTCATTACGGCGTGATGAACAATTCTGTCGGGATAGTACGGGAGGCGGAAAATCAGCCGTTCTTTCGGCTCAAATACCGTAAACTTGTCGTATTCCGAAGTCTTGTATGTCTTCGTCCGCAACGCTTCGTGTAGGGCAATGATGTTCGCTTCACGGTTCTTATCGTGATGTCGAACCCCGTATGTACGGAGCTTCCCACGTCGAGCCTTTTCATCAGCCCGACGCAGGTTCTCCACGGAGATTATCTGTTCGTATAAATTTCCTATACGTTTCATTGCTTTGCTTTTCTTAATCGGAGTCTTCGATAGCCCATACAACAGGCATTTCTACCAACACCTTTCTGATTTGAGAAATCTTTTACCAAGAGGTAAGGTCGTCGCTCTTTTATTCTTTATATTGCTTCGAGCCTTTGACAGCCCGTTTGAAAATCAGAGGTGAGAGCCGATGTTCGCATTCGTATTCGAGGGCACGTTATTCGAGTTCGCATAGGCGAAGCCTGCATTCGCACCGTTATTCGCATTACCGCCGAACAGGACACCACAAGAACGACCAACCTGTTATTTGTTACTCGAAATAGTATCTGTTACCGTTTCCTCGTAATGTTACTCTCCTCGGGAACTTGTTCATTTCCTTAATCTTTTGTAAGATGTAGAGAATGTCAGCCGAACCCGTGAAGAACTTTTTAGCCGCACTGTCGGGGCTGTCCTTTTCAGGCTTGATTTTGACAAGCGTCTGACCTTTGTTCCCCTTTGCCTTGCTGAACTTCGTCGGAACGTCCTCGATGAAATCCACTACCCAAAAGGTTGTGTTCACGAGCTTGCTCTGCGTCGTTTCATCACAGTTGAAACTGCGGTTGTTCTCATCACGAGGAATTTTCAGGCATTCCAAAGAGCCGTCGTCAATAATAGTTTCCATATCCTTATACAGTTAAATGGTTAGACGTGTACTCGTGGGGACGGGTTATCGAGGCAAAAAGCAAAGGCGAGAGCCGATGAGCGCAACCGTATACGAGGGCACGTCATTCGAGTACGCAGAGGCGAAGCCCGCATACGCACCGTAACTCGCACGACCGCCGAACAGGACACCACGGAGGGTTTCAGAGGTCGGAATGTTGGTATAGTGATAGTCACAATGGTAGGTGGTAGAACCGCCCCCAATTGCCGACGGCATAATCTCGCCATACTCTCCGAAGATAATCTGTTTCACGTAACCATCTGCACGGGCTTCATTGCCGACGTGGCTGTAACCTGTGTAGCTACTGTCTGTGAACTTTGACGGGTCGCTGCATACGAACACCTTGCTCAAATCGTCGCCGCCGTTGGCTGATGTCGGGCTGATACGGACATTGATACCGTCAGTCCACTGCCAAATATGCCCGAACGGATTTTCAACGCCTCTGTATCGAGGAACCTGTACCTCAATAGTGTTGCTTGAATCGTACTCGGACGGCATTGTGTAGATTACCTCGCCTGTGTTGTTACCGAGGCTGTCTGTTGTACCGCAAGGGATAACAGGATTGTAGCCGTTGAATGTACTCCACAGTGTACCGTTCAGGTTGGTTACACCTGCTCCCAAACCGCCCTGACGCAAGCCCTCGGAGGTCAAAACAGGGTTGTACGCCGCCTGTGTATTGAGTGTGGCGTATTCTGTCACGAACAGCCAATAGAGGGTTTTCTGTACGTCATACGTCATACAGTTCCACTCGGTCGAGGTGGTCTTACGGTTACGGGCGTACTTACGGAAGTTCGTGCGGCTGATACTTGTTGCGGGCATACCGAGCATACTTCTGTATGTGCCGTCCCATTCAGAGTTGTTGCCGCCACCTCGATAATCTACCGAAGTATTCTTCACGGAGGCGAGTTTTGAGGTTGAACGCTGAACGGTTGCCTCGTAAGCTGATACATAACACCTCGGTACGGCGTGATAACCCGCAAGAGGCAGTTCGCTGATACGTACACGTCGTTTGTTACCGTCAGTTTCAAACTTGCGGAAATGGGCGGGGATTTCGACCATAACCTGACCTCGTGAACCGTCAAGGACATTGCCCGTCCAATCGTTAGGGTTCAGGTATTCCACTACATTACCGTCGTCGTCAAGCAGACAGCCTTTCATACGACTGTGTACGGGTAGGCTCTTGTGCAGGTTGGTGTTGCCGATACGGGTACAGGTCGGCGATGATACTGTAACGTCAAACTCGACACCGTATGAACAATCGTCCTCCAAATAGGGGAGGAGACTTGCGAGAGCCGCTTTCTTACTTTCTCCGTCCTCGTCGAGAACTTCGCAAAACAGGTTGTAAGGGTTAGTTCCCTCTACTTCGGGTAAGTCGCTCAAACGCTTACCGTTCTGAAACGCCTCGATGATCTGTTCGAGGATAGCTTCTTGTGCTTCTGTAAAAGCCATAATCTAAAAGTTTTAATGGTTGAACAATGATTTTAATTCAATCGTAACGCTCCGCCCTGTGTGAAACGTAGCTGCTTACGGGTGTTTACCATACGGAGCGTCGGAGCTGTAACCTCAATCTGCAGCGTCTTGGCGAGAGCCGTGTTCATCGTCGGAATGACGTGTACCGTGCTTCTGCCCTTTGCTACAACCTGAATACGTCCGTCAGGGGCGACCGTTACCGCTTTGTTATCACATAGGAAGATTACATTTTTCAGCGTCCCTGCGGGCGTGAGAACAACGCTAATCGGCTTCGGGGATAGGTTGCCAAATGTTATGCGTTCCATACACTCAACCTCCAACGTAAACGGCACAATGCCGCCGAAAGCTGCAAGGATTTCCGCTGTGGCATTGTTCGCCGCCGCCGTTGCCTCCTCGGCTTCTTCTGTGGCTTCCTTTGCCGCCTGTGTAGCCTTGTCAGCGTTGGTCGTCGCTGTGGTTGCTTTCGCCGTTGCGGAGTCCGCATTTGAGGTTGCCGTCTTTGCCTTACCTGTTGCGTCGTCGGCGTTCTTTGTTGCCGTTTCCGCAGCCGTCGTTGCAGTTTTAGCCTTGTTTGTTGCATCGACAGCATTGTTAGTTGCCGTTACGGCGTTGTTCTTGGCTGTCGTTGCTGCCGAAGCTGCATTGTTCGCCGCCGCCGTTGCTGCGTTCGCCTTGCTGACAGCCTGTGTGGTTTCCTGTTCGACGAACTCCAAGGACACTTTGACGCTGTTGTTGTTAGCGTCCGTACCGATAGTAAACAGCCCTTTCAGGGTGCTGTATAACGGTAGTTCTGAAATCTTGATTTTCTTCATATTCTTATCTGCTAATTGTTGAACCTTATACCTCCGTTACCTGTCAGGCGAATAGTCATACGGTCATTGACAAGGCGGACAGACGGAATGAGATATTTGTCAGGACGCAACTCGATAGCGTATGTGCCGTCCTCTGTGAACACAACAATGCCGTCCTCGGAAGCAAGAACAATATCCTCCTCGACGATACGGAAATCCTGCGTGAACGTAACTGTGAGCGTGAACTGTAACCATATCCTGTCTGTCGGGCAGAACTTCGTTACCTGACAGCTCTTGTAGTGGAACAGGAACTCACGTTCCAAATCATCAACCCACAGCGTCCGTTCGTTCGGGCGAATCAGATCATACAGGAAAGCGTCGTAGTTCCGCCACAACTCATCGAGCGTTTCAGCCCTCATCAGGCAGTACAGCTTCACGTCCTTGCTCTTGTAGGTTACCTGCTTTGCGTCATACTCTACACCTTTCTGTGTAGGGATATTTCGCAACAGGTTCGTTTTCACAACCGCCGAACGCACAATCTCATCATAGCTTCCCGTAAGGATACGCAACCCGTAGCTCGTGAAAGGCAACCCGTCAAAAGTGTAGTCGGCGGAGTACATCACGGAACTGTACGGAGCTTTGTAGCTATATCCGTCAAGCGGGAAGTCGTCGGCAAACTTCAATGTCGCTTGCCCGAGTATCTTAATGGCTTTCAGGTTCGGCTGCTGTGTGAGGCGAAGCCTGTAAACACGCCCTATTTCAGCACAACTGAATGTATGGTAAGCCCCGTCGGAGAGAACGTCGAGAAAATCGAACAGAGAGGAGTACAACCCCGAAATAGCGAACTTTATCGACACCTCACGGGTGTTCAGGACGGGGGCTGACAGGTCAGCTTCAATGCCGTCCTCCTCCTGCCAATCGTTCTTTTCGACATCTTTCAACGGGGGAAAGGCTACAAGCTCATTATAGCCTCCCTCGACGACGTACATACCGAACTGTTTGTACACGTCGTAACCGTCCACATATAGAGCACCTGTTTTCATAATATCAGAGCATTTTCAGAGGTGTTCTTCAAATAGGCACAGCCCTGTTCCGCTTTCACGAACACGACAGACCATTTCGACGCATTGATGTTCGCCCTCGCCCCGTGAAGCAACACAATCTCGTGGCGTTCGAGTTCCGAGCAGTTGATTGTCGCACTCGTCCGACCGATAAGAATAGCACGTGTCGGGTTATTGAGAGTGATAGCCCCTGCGTCGATGTATATTCCGTAACGCTCGACGTTGTGCTTCTTGAACAGGCGGAGCGTGGCAATATTCGGGAAATGGTGTGTCATACAAAACTCCAATCCCTGCGTTGTCGTAAACAGGCGTATAATGCCCTGCAAGTCCTCCGTTCCTTTGAACAGAGGACAACAGCCTAACAACTTGGCTTGGGCATAGATGTTCTTTATAACCGATTCCATATCGTTACTGTATTTTAATTCCTTTGATTACAATATCTTCCACCGTTGATTTCACGTCACGGACATTCTCCTCGACCTTTTCCATACGGGCGGATATACGTTCTGTGTGCATCTCGATATTTAGGACACTTTCAAGGATTCCCGCCGCAGTTGCTACCAACTGTTTTGTGCTCTCGCTAATTGAGTAGGTGTGTCCCTGTATCGCTGTTGCTCGACCGTTCAGCTCGTCCACGCTTTCCTGTGAGGCTGTGGCTATTCCCTCCTGTGAGGCTTCACGGGAAGCGGCTGTCGTTGTGAACATATTCTTCACGCTGTCAGGTAGGCTCTCCCAAATCACGGCGAAATCCTCGCCGACAGAGTTCAGGTCGGCTGCAAAACCTGACATCGAATTGATAACAGCGTCAAGCCCTACAAACTGCCCGTCCTTGAACCATTTGTCTTTGTACTTGTTGAAGATTTCCCCGAGAGGTTCTTCAAGGAATTTGCTCACGAGCATACGCTGCATAACGTCCGCTACGATGTCCTTTACCTTGTCGCCCCAAGCCTCGGCGTAGTCCTCGCCATTCTTGAACGCCTCGAAGAAAGCGTCCCCGAGTTCCTTTGCGATGTCCTCCGATGAACCACCGATAATGTCCTCGACCATTTCGTTGATAATGGTAACAGCCTGTTCTCCGAGTTCCTGTATCTGCTGTTCCCATTCTTCAATCTTCCCGTGGTCGGTTTTCTTTTTGTCCTCCTCGTTCCTGATCTGCTCCTGAATGAGTAACTGCTGTTTGGCGATGTTCTCCAACTGTGATTTAGCGTCACTGTATTTCGCTCCACCGATAGCCTTGTCTGCCGTGTAGGCGATATTGGCGTAAGCCTTTGCCACCTTTTCGGCTGACTGTTGGAGCAGTTGGTTATTATTCGACAGTGTACTGAACAGTGTTCCCCAAACGCCTGATATGTTGTTCATCCTGTAATGAAGCGTAACCAATTCCTGACGAGCCTCGGCGGTTGCCTTACGGAGCATATCCATAGCCTTGAAACTGTTGTTCTGCAAGCGGACAGCGTCGGCATTGTCGAGTTCCCATTGAAGTTGGTCGATACGGTCTTGCAGGGCTTCGATTTCTTCCTGTTTCTTGTCGTCGTTGTTGAACAGGTTGATAATCTGCATGGCAATCTGCATAGCCGCCGAAATGACCGCCAAAATCACAGAGGCTTTCTCAACAGTTGAAATGGCTGTCGCCGCAGCTGTGGCAGTTCCCTGCATACCTGTTGCGGACATATTCACGAGCTGCACAATGCCGTTTATCATTGACAGGGTAGAAGCCATAATGTTGCCTGTGGTGGAAATGATTTCACCCGCAACACCTCCGACAGCGTCGCCGATTTCATCAAACGACTTGCAGCAGTCGTCCAATGATTCCCGCAGGTCGTTCCACTGTTCGATACTCCGTTTGTTTGGGGCAACGTCGTTCTGTGCATTCGCCTTTTCGACTTTGCTCTTTGCGGTGGCTACCTTTGCTCGTGCTACGGCTATCTGCTTACCGTCGGCTGTTCCTGATTCTTCGAGCTTCTTCAATTCCTTTTCAGCCTGTTCGAGAACCCCTTGAAGCTGTTGCAACGAGAGATTGGCAATCGCTTCGCACCACGCCTGATAACTCGCCTCACGTTGGGCGAACTGTTCGTCAATGGCTGTCAGGGCGTTTTGCTCCTGTGTGTTCAGCTCGTCGATATTACCCTGTGTTACGCCCTCACGAAGACCCTTGCTCTTGTCGCCGTCCACATACAGAGCCTTACGTTTACGCTCGTAATCTTCTGTAATTTCCGTACGTTTTTGTTCGTAGGTCATAAACTCCGACAGTGCTTTGTCGAGGCTGTCTTTATTTGCTTTCGCTCGTATATCGCTCGCAATTCGCTCGTATTCCCTGATGATTTGAAGCTGCTCTGACGAGAGGTCGGCTGCGGTAACAGAGGAACGGTCAAACGACAGTCCCTGTTCCTTTGCTTTCGGGTTGGCGTTCTCCCATTCAAGCTGCTTTTTATCCCGTAGGGCTTCAACCATTTCTTCCTGACGACGGAGGTTAGCTTCGGTCAGGCGTTTATAGTTGAGTTCGTTCTGTGCAAGTTCCTTTTCCAACCCCTCCTGCATACCGTCAATACGGGCTTGCTCGATGTCGAGTTCAGCCTGTCGTGCCTCACGGGCGACATCTTCCCCGTATTGCCTGATTTTCTCGTTTCTCTCGGCTGTTTGAACGGCAATGGTGTTCTCCTCTTTCTGCTCACGGTTGGCGTTTGTAACGTTGTAAGCGTCAATCTGCTTTTGAGCCTCGGCAATATTTGCACGGATTTTCTTCGCTTCCTCGGTCTGCAACTGTGCAGCTGTCATAGCGTCCAACAACCCCTGCTGCTCTTTCTTGTAGTCCTCCCAATACTTTTTGTTCTTCACAACCTCGGTTGGCTCCCCGCCGTCCTCAGTTCCGCTTCCCGCTTGCGGGTTGCCTCCATACAGGCGGTTGGCTTCTGACACGGTGTTGTCAAAAATACCCCTTGCACGTTGAGCGGCTGTGATTTGGTCTTGCATAGGATTGTACTGATACGAGCCGCCGCCTCCGAACATACCTCCACCATAATAGCCTGTACGCTCGAATTGATTGATTATCCCCTGTACCTCGGCAGTCATTTCCTGTTTGCCCTCCAAGACGGGTACAATCTTCCAATAATAAGTTTCGGCAAGGCTAATTCCGTCTGCCCCTGTCTGTCCTTTGAACTTATCGTTCAACAGATCCATTATCTCCTCTTTTGCGTCGGCTTCTTTCTCGGCGTAGGTGTCGGCTGCGTCCTTTGTGGCGGCTTCCAATGCTCGGGCTTTTGCGGCTTCCCTCGCAGCAGCAGTAACAGCCTTATATGCTCCCTCAACGTCCTGTAACGACTGAACCTCCTTGCTCAATCCTTTCAGGTAATCGCCATACTGATTGAGGATAGCCTGTTTGGCTGACTTGTACTCGTCCGTGCCCTCCTTTGCTGCTTTCAAACGGGCAAAGAGGCTGTCAATCTGAACACGTTCAGACGCTACCTCCTTGTTGAACTTTTCGGTCGTTTCGTTGAGCTTTGCTTGTGCCTTTTCAGCGTCAGTCTGATAGGTTACGAGCTTGTATATTCCATAAGCCAATGCAGCGACAGCAGCGGCGGCAAGTACATACGGGTTTTTGAGGATTGTCGCATTGAGAAGCTTCTGTGCTTTCTCAACGAGCAACAGGGCATTGTAATGTAACAGTTCGGAAGCAGTCCAACCTGCGTTCACGGAGGTTGCAACGGATTTTGTGGCTGTCAGTGTAATGAGGGCTGCTTTGTACACGCCATAAGTAACAACGAGTTCGCCAATAATTTCGCCGACTTTTTCGTAGCTGTTCACGAGTTCCGTTGCCGCCTGTATTGAGCCTGTAATGACACCCTCCGAGTTCTCTCCAATCTTGTTGAACATATCTTCGATAGCACCCTCCAAATTGGAAATAGAACCCTTTATACCCTTACTCTGTGTTTCGAGCATACCGTTGAACTTTCCACCCTCCGAGGTAGCGTCCATAAACGCTTTGGTAATCATTTCGGCAGAGATTGAGCCCGCCGCCATTTCCTCTTTGAGCGTACCGATAGACTTGCCCGTTTGTTCGCTGATAACCGACAGAGGGTTGAACCCTGCGTTAATCATCTGCAGCAAGTCCTGTCCCATAAGTTTGCCCGTCGATTGCATCTGTGAGAAAGCAAGCACAAGTGAATTGAATTTCTGTGCGTCACCCATAGCAATATCTCCGATAGCTCGGAGAATAGGCATAACGTTCTGTGCTTCTACATTGAACGAGAGAAGTGTTTGAGCTCCTTTGGCGAGGTCACCCATAGCCATAGGGGTTGTTACGGCAAAATCCTTGATGTCGCCGAACAGCTTCCTGCCCTGTGTCTTACCTGCAAGGATTTCAAACGACTTTTCGAGGCTTTCTATCTCGCCTCTTACATTGACTACCTGTTTGGCAAATGCCGCCGCCTGTTGTATTGTGAACACTCCTGCAATGGTTTTCCCGACACGGCTAAACGCTGCGTCGATGTTGTTGCCCTCCTGTACCGCCGTTTTGCCGATACTCTGCAAAATGTTTCTTGATTGGGCTGCGTCCGCTTGCAGGGTTGAATTGTCAATACCTGTGGCGAAATGTAGTCTTCCGTTATCTGCTTTGCTCATTGATAGTCATTGTTATTCGATTGAATCTAAAAATTTCCTTACTCGCTCCCTGTTAGCAGGGTCGTCGGCTCGAACGATTTCCTCGTCCTTTTTGCCCTCCTCTGAATCTTTCGGCTTCTTATAGCTCGGGAGAACAGCCCCGTACATAATCAGATTGACGTAACTCATTTCGTACAGGACATAATCAATGGGGAGGTTGTAAGCCTTGACAGTACCTGCGATTACTGCCCAAATGCTGTCGTTTCTTCCACTTTCGTCTGTCGCAGCAGGTTTATCTCTATCAGGAAAGTGGTAAGAGCGAAAAAATCCGCCAACTGCATACGCTGTAAGAGTTGAGCCGACAACGTGTGAAGCTGTCGGGGTGTCAGGTCTTCGAGAAGCTGACGGGTGAGTTCCGCTTTTCTGTCGATAACGGTTTCAACCTCGACGGTCTCCTTAAAACGCAAAAGCCCCCAAAACAGGCGTTTTTCTTTCGTCTGCGGGGCTTTCACTGTTTCCGTGAGGTGTTTTGCACCAAGCAAAAAAATCGCAACGATTTCGCCTACTTTTCGGCAATCTTTCGCTGCGTATAAACATTCCTCTGCGAGCTTCTTTTCATCGAGCTTCAACTGCGGGAGTTGAGAAATAGCCTCCGAAGCGAGTATCAACGTCGCCGTGCTTGGCGGATAAAACTTGTATATCTTGTCGCCGACCTTGATGTCTTCGGGCTGCTGTAAGACAGCCTGTGCGACTTTTTGTTCTACTGTTGCTTCCATACTGTCATATTTCTGTAATGAGTTGCGGGGGAGGGAATCGAACCCTCGACCTTTGGGATATGAGCCCAACGAGCTACCGCTGCTCTACCCCGCTGTATGTCGGTTTTCTCCTGCCAACCGAAAAGGGTGTCTTTCCACTCGTCAAACGGTATTGACCGACCGTCAGCGGCAGCAACAAAATGGTGTGGTTACGAACCCTGACCCTCTGTATAAGGTTTCACGGTCTTTCCTGTCTTCGGCTTCAAGCACTTCGCAACATAGTGCAACATCTTACCCTCTGCGGTAGAGTATCGCTCCTCGCAACGTACTACGCTGCGGTCAATCTGAATACCCTCGCATTCGGTGTCCTCGAGAGGTGTTACACGGAAAGCGTGTTCGCCTGAAATCAGACCGTCGTTATCTTCAAACGGACGTGCCTTGCCTTTCTTTACGAAAAGGTCAAACTCGAACGTATAGGTGGTTTTACCGTAACGAGCGTCCACAACTTCGCCACCCTCCTCAGTCGCAAGCGTTTCAGCACCTGCGGTAGGGGTTAGTTTGGTGGTGTCCTGCTTCGGGGTGTCAATCTCCGTCCAAGATTCGGCGGGTGCCCCGTCAGTTGATACTACGTGCTTAATGGCGCACTTGCCCCAAGATAAAATCATAACTTCCTAAATTTTTATGTTATTACTTGATTACTACTCATATAACCTGTATCGAAGCTTCACGACGACGAAATGCTGATTGATTTCGGGCTCGGCTTCGGTATAGATCGTCTGTTGCAACTCAAACAGGTAATTAGTTCCGCTTCCTGACAGGCTATCCACCCAACGCTGTGCAAGAGCTTCGAGAGCTTCGGCACGTTCTCCGTCCTCGACTTGAACCCCGTCACTGTAAGGGTCGATGTCAGGGAGGTAGATATTGACTGTTACCACGCCCGTTTGTATCTCGTCAGGAAGTCCCGTCGTGAATATCACTATGATGTCTTCCTTTCGGCTGTCACGGGGGCGATAACCCTTGCGGTAAATCTCGCCTGTAACCTCCGCAGCGAGTTCACTGTTTTGGAGCAGGTCGATGATATCCGTCTGTACCTGTTTTGATGTCTTCTTCATAATTACTTCAATCCGAGTTGTTTCAACATTTGAGGAACTAACCTGTCAGCGAGGAGTTCCGCACTGTCCTGAACATCATAACCTTTTGCAGAAACATAGGCTGCGTAGTTCATACCCGCAACCACTATGAGGACTATCCCTGTCGGGTATTCTCGGGCGAGCTGCTTTGCGTATTCCGCACCCGCCTTTGAACCCTCGTGTCCCTGTTTCACGGTTTCAAAACTCGAGATTTGCACGACCTGTCCGTCCTCCACGATTATGTAACCAAGACTGCTTCGGAGGTTTCCCGTTTGGTCTTTGTATGAATCAGTCGAACGGGCGGCATTAAGAACCTGTTCCCCGACGTAGGCAAAGTTTCTGATGATGAGCTTTCGCCATATCTCCAACTTGCTTTCGATGTAGCCGTTGATTTCGGCTTCTGTGGTAACCTGTCTTATTCCCATATCGTTATTTTTCTCGAATTTCCCGTATTTTGCGTTTTCTTTTCGCTCTCGTATGTTTTTATGAGTTTGAGAAGAAAACCCGCCATTCGGGCTGAAAATGCTTATCAGACAAGCAGTCTAATTTCACAGACCGCCTCCAAAGGTTCAACCGACATAATCGAGAACTCTCCGAGGTCTTTCCCTGTACGGTCTTTGAGCCTGATTTGCTCTGCGTTGAACTCCTGTTCCTCAATCAGCACCGTGTACTGTGCGACAGTAAAATGTTCGCCGTTCACGACCCCGAGCTTGTTATGCTTGTTGGGGATATACTGACAGGGGATAGGCTCTCCCCACGTCGCTTCGGCTTTCTGCGGGTAGCCCTTTTTGTTCAGCCCGCCGCCCGTCTTGCTCTTGACCTCGATTGTTCCGTTAGCGATTATCATAGTCTGTTACCCTTGTATCCGTAAATAGGTTTATTCTGTTCCGCTTCCTGTGCCGACAAATACTGCTGTTGCAGTTGTTTGGCTCGGTTACGGAGCTGTACACGCTGTTCGTCTGTGAAAGAGAACGACTGCCCGCCCTGTGAAATGTCAGGAGCGAACGAGAGCCACAGAAGCAGGTCTGCGAGGGCGAGGTTGTATTTCGCCCCACGCAAGACCTCCTGTGTAGCTTCTTCGGTTTGCAGCAGCCCCCGACGCTCAATAGTCTCCAAGAGAGTACGGAGCGGAATCGGGTATGCGTTTACCGCTTTCAGGCTTTCAAGAACTGTCGCTGCCATAATCCGTCAGTTTTTACTCCCACGCCTTGGCGTCGGTCTTGACATACAGGTTGCGGTAAGCTGTGTCGAACACAGGAACTGCGTCTGCCTGTCCGATTGTAACTTCGCTCTGCGGCTCGGCTGTACCGTACTTCTTGATAACGGTATGAGCACGCTCGGCACGGATAATGGTGTCGTTGTTCTCCTGCAGGATGTCGTACTGTGTAGTACCCAAACGCTCTGTCTCGGAGAGGATCAGGCGGCTGTTCTCGAACGGGTTGCCCGAAGTCGATGTACCGTCTGTGAACTCACGAGTGATAGTTTGGTCGATAACACGCAACTGAATACCGTTGAGCCAAGCCTGCTTTGCAAGCATAGCATTTACGGCTGTCAGGTCAGGTGTCTGTGCCATACCCACAGCGTTAGCAAGGTAAGAAGCACACGCCTTGATAACCTGTTCAGAAGAACAAATCTTGTAGAGCTCGTCGAGGTTCACGAAAGCGAATTTCGGATTGAGCTTGTTGTCCTTGGCATACTTCACGAGTTTTGCCAAGTCACCGATTACGTCGGCTGAACTTGCGTTAGCCCAATCGGTTGTGGTTGCCCGTTTCAACTCGTCGTACACGTCGTAGTCCAAGTCGAACTCGTTTGCGTAGGTTGCGTTGTTGGTAGTTGTGAAAGACAACTTACCCGCATTTGAAGCGAGCTTCCAAGCGATGTACTCCAACTCGGACTGAACACCGTTGAAGCAGAAGTCCACGTCTTCGCCCCAATACTGTACGAGTTTCGTTGCGTCGTCGTCCTGTGCGAAAGCGAGGGCGGTCTGATAATCCTTGATTTCAGAACGGGTAAGCTCACGGCTTATGCTGATGAAAGGAATATCACCCTTTGCGCTCTCGAAGATAGGACGACGCTTACGGATAATCGTACCGTTGTCGGTGTGCAGGTCGGCGGCTACGTTAGCCTTTCCGAGTTGGTTCTGCAATGTTCGCCAAATGAAGCCATTTACCTTCTTGACAGGGAAATGCTTGCCGAAAAGGAACGGATTTGCGTCAGCGGTGTTCAGACGTGACTGCACCATTTGCTGACTCAATCCCTGAATTAGCGTATTTACAATAGTTGCCATAATTCGTCAGATTAGTAGTTGATGATACCTGTTAGATACTTAGCCACACACTCAGGCAGAGGATTGCCCTTGGTAACGCCGATAACCCAAGCGTCGGTGTCGATGTTCTGTCCCTTTGCGACAGGCTTACCTGTGCCGACGATTGACAGCGGAGTGTACTTCAATGCGGAAGTGGTTGTGCTTGATTCCGCAGCCGCCTCGACGATGAAACCGCCTGACTTGATTACACCGAGAGCCGTGCCGATTGTGATTTCGTCGTAGGACTTGTTGGTGTCGTTGATTGCTGTAATGGCATAAGCCTTGCCACCAACGTTTACCATGACGAAGTTGCCTACCTTGAAGTTGTGTCCTTTCTTGACCTTGATAACCTTGTCGGTTTCGGCTACATCAGCCACAACCTCGGCAACCTTTACGACGTGACAAATACCGTTAATCGGTGCGCTCAATACTGAACCCTCGTTCAGAAAATCGCCGCCAAGCTCGGCAGAGTGTACAGAAACACCACCTCGAATGTCAGCGACTTTGTGCATAATGACACGAGGAACATTACTGTCCTTGCGTCTTGATACTGTCATTCCCATTTTCTTTTGATGTTAGATTGTGAAACATTAGAACGGCTGACCTCCCGAAGACGGAGTGTTCTCACGGTGTGCGATTGCCTCCTCCTGTTCCTTGGTCAGTGCGCCCCCTTGATTTGAACCGCTTTGTGCGGCGGGTTTTCCGAATACAGCCCCTTTGGCAGCTGTCGCAGAACAAATGCCCTCAACCTCTGTCGTTACCTCGCCAAGTAGGGTTGTGAACTCCTCGTCGGAAAGGTTCTCAATCGGTGTGCGTTCATAAGCCTTGCGGACGTTCTCATCGGTCAATTTCCCGATAACTGCATTAAGTTGCTGTCTGCGGGTTTCTGTGACACGACCCGTTTTGAGTGCGGCGATTTCATCTGTCAGCGGTTTTACTGCTGCCGAAACGGCTGCTGCAATCTGTGCTGCGATGTCGCCCCCTGCTGCGGGCGGTGTTTCAGTCTGCACGGTTGTCGTAGTGGTCTGCTGTCCGCTGCCACCCCCGTCAATTTTCTGCCCGTCTTTCAAGCCGTACTTGCTTTCGTAGTTGTGAACGGCTGTCTGTTGGGCTTCGGTTGCTCGGCTGTCGCCGTAGCTGTCAATCACTTGCTGAATAGTTACCCCCTCAACAGCGGGTGCAACCTGTTCTGCTGTAACTACAGTTCTCGCCAACTTCGTGGCTACCCTGTCTAAAATCGCTTCGCTGACCCCCACAAACTTGGCTTTCAGCGCATCCAAAATTGTTTTTTTCATATCGATATTCGTAAACTGTTTGGTTTAATGCCACAAAAGTAATGGATATTTTTCAAATGTGATTATAATGTAATCGTAAATTTTACAATAAATTTTATTCTGAATGGTTTACGGGTATTCGGGGTGAATAGTCGGAAAATCAAAGAAAATTAACCGAGCAGTTAAAAATAATCGGAGAAAAATTTGTTATTAGCAAAATAGTTCACTTATATTTGCACCGTGTTTATGAGGTAAACACTTTGATAACCCCAAAATAACAGAAAGATGAAAGCAACAGCATTGAAGTACACAACAGCCGAAATCAACCGCAACTACCGCATTAAGGTTTCAGGTATTGACAACAACGGTAACAAAATCCACAAACTCGTTGGCGTATCGGGAGCGATTGACCTTATCGGCATTGAAATGTTGAATAAGTTTCTTGACAGAGCAGCCAACTGTATGGAGGACGTTTGTGTATGCAAGCTCCGCAGGGGTATCAAATTCAGCTTCTACAACAAGTAATAACCAATAAATGACAGTGATATGTTCAGCAGTATTAAGAAAATCGAATTTGTATTTGATGAAGTGTTCGACGCTCATCCTTTCGTGAAAATGCTTATGGATTCAGCCATAACAGACCTGACAATGAAGACCTCGGCGGAGGACTACACCTGCACGGTGGTTTATGAGATTGACGAATGCCTTATCGACGCACAGGAAGCGATTGATATTGACCTCGAATTTTTGAAAGGCAAGAATATAACCCCAAAATCATACCGCATAATCGAATAACCTATGGCACGTATTAACATCACAGACGAAGCCCGAGAGCTTCACAGACAGTTCAGAGCCGTATATGGCTATGTGACAGTATCAACAGAGGTAGTTCAGAAGTTTATCAACACCTGTAAGAGTAAGAACATCGACCTGCTCTATGATTATGTTCTTTCGCAGGGATTAGCCGAGGAGGTTGAGTTATGACACAGATCATCGAAGCTGCATATCTCGCAGGGTTCGAGCCAAGCTCGGACGACCTGACAGGCGAAGCCCTGTTTATCGAAGCAAGAGAATTTTTATTATCAACCAAATAACAGTTATCAGATTATGACACAGCAAGTATCAATGAGCCACCAAGAGGGCTTGAACGAGGTAGTGATTAACAAAGTTCAGAAAATGATTGACGGTAAAGCCGTCGGAGTACAGGCAACAATGCAACGCCTTATCGACGAGGGGAAGATAGCACAGGACTATATCGCCCCGCTCGGCGTTGAGTTGAAGCGAAACGACCACAGCCCTGTGATAACATTCAACGGGGAGGGCGGCTTGAAGATGAATATGCCTGACGGGCAGTTCTCACTCCACGCCAACGCAATCGGACAGCTCGCCGACCGTATGGGTATTCCACAGCGATACCTCCGCACTCTTGCGGGAGGGGCTGAATGGCAGATAGCCCTCGCCGCTACAATGTTGAACGAGCACAGCGGTTGGACGCAGCGAAGCCGTGTTCTCGTGAGAACCGTCGGAACACAGGTGAGGGGAGTGTTGAGCGACAGCTACCGCCGCCTGAACAGCGTTGAAATCCTGACAGCCTTTGTTCAGGAAGCCGCACAGCAGGGGGCAGTTATCTCGGACGCTTATATGAACGACACGAAAGTATGGGCGGAAACGATACTCCCGCAGCCGCTTGTTATCCCGACAGCAAAGAACGGCGATGTGATAATCTTCGCAGGGGCACGTTTCAGCACCTCGGACTACGGCGACGGAGCAGTTGATATGCGTTCGTTCCTGTTGAACGGGGCTTGCCTCAATGGTATGGTTCGAGAAAGCGTGATGAAGCAGGTACACCTCGGCTCGAAGCTCCCCGATAATCTCCGCCTCTCACAACAGACGTATGAGCTTGACACGAAGACAACCGTATCAGCCGTTAGGGACTTGACATCAGGACTGTTCAGCCGTGACACGCTTATGCAGAAAGCCTACGAGATACAGGGGGCAAGCGAAATGGAAGTTGACCTCGACCGTGAGTTGAACAACCTCACGAAGAACGGACACCTGCTGAAACAGGAGGGACAGGAAGTTCAGAAAATCCTGATGAGGAACGACCCCGAGGACGGCGTTCAGGGAGCAGCCACCCTTTGGAAACTGACACAGGCTATCACAGCACACGCCCGAGAGCTGACACCTGAAAGAAGCCGTGAATTACACGAGATTTCGGGCTCATTGATGAACAGGGTTAAATTACACGCATAAACAATAACCGCCCGCCATTCGGCTTGAAACAGCGTGAGTGGCGGGCATAACTTTCCCAATGATATGACAGAGAATAATATCAAGACATTGCCAAGCGGCTTGCAGTATAGCCGTGATTTCAGCGAGTATGACGGTTGCGTGGTTATGCACAACGCCAAGACAATCAACCGTTACAGGGAACTGCAGGAGGAGAAGTCAAAACAGGATTGCTACCGCTATGACTGTTTTTTCGCTTTCAGTAACCAACAGTTCGCCGAGGGATTGAAGAAGATACGCCCACTGAAAGAGGGGGAGAAGCTCGTCAGCGTCGGAGCGGGTATGTACGGCACACGGGACGGGGTTGATAAGTTCTTCGCCGCCTATGATGAAATCGACAAGCGTATCAAACAGGAATGCGACCCGCAGGAGGTTTACTTCTATGAGTACAACAATCACGAAAGTATGATTTCGTGGGACGGGGACGCTGAACCGTTCAAGATAATCAGGCGGATATGGGGCGACGAAACAGCCGCTAAAATCGTAAGACTTCCATAACAATTCTATAACAATGTTATAACGGTGTTATACGATGTTAATAACAACGGAATAACTATAAGAGAAGAGAATAGAAGAAAAGAGAAGAAAAGAGAATATATATCGCTTAATAAATTAAGCTCGTATAAAATCGCCCCCTGTTCAGGGGTAAAAATCAAAAAAACTATGGCAAAAAAGAATTTCAAAATCAGAGCAAAGTTCGTATTCGACGGACAGGTAATCATCAGGGCAAACAATAGACAAGAGGCAGAGGCGGCAGCTGAAAAATATATCGCCGCACAGCTCGGGAACGTTCAGCCGCTCGATGAATGTGTACAGGATTGGGATTTCAGCGTGAAATCTTCGACAGTTGTAAACCGTAAGCGTGAGGAGGCAGGACTATGACAACAGTAAGCAGTGAACAGTATGAGAGCTTGAAAAAGAAGCTCCGCAAGTTACAGGCTCTTGCCGAACAGGGTTACAGGGGCGAGGCTGAAAACGCCCGCCGAGCAATCGAGAGGATTTGCGAGCAGTATGGGTTGAAGATTGAAGACATCTTGGATATCGAAACCAAACACCGATACACGTTCGAGATAGGACGGGCAAAGGAAATGATGAACTTGTTTATCCGCTGCCTGTCGGCGGTCTGTGATACAACCGATATGGGGTATTGGAAGCCTACACGGTCGTCGATAAAAGTTGAACTGACAGCCCTGCAATATGCCGAGGTTTCAAGCCTGTTCGGGTGGCATAAGGAGAACTACAAACGTGAGTTGGAGGAGTTCGAGCGGTCGTTTATGAGTGCGTACATCGGGAAACACAACCTGTATTTCGACGAAGAACGAAACTACAAGGGGGACGACGAGGAACTGACAGAGGAAGACATAGCCCGCATTCGCCGTGTATTGAAAATGCGTGAGGCTATGAGCGATAACACTTACCACAAACTGTTGGAGGGCAGGAAATGAGCAAATTGAAAGTGTACTACGGCATTGAAAAGACGAACTCCGTGAAGCATAAACGGGCTATATGCGTTTTGTTCGAGAATACAGGGGCGTTCAGGATTGACAACAAAGGCAATTCCTATCAGGACAGATTCGTAGCCCGACAGATGCATTTGGCTTACACTCGCCGACAAACGCCTGCGGAAGCGGCTGACGCTTCAACGCAAAACCGTGTATTTACAGGGTTCTCGATGTTTGTTGATGATAAGCGTTTCAACGGCTCTCTCAATGCCGTTCTCGCTTTCAACTCTCAAGCGGACAGTAAGAACGTGAGCCGTGCGGAACGTGAACGGATTGCAGAAGCTCTCCGCAAGATGTTCCGTGAGGTTTATCCCGATTATCGTGAACCTCAAATTATGGGGGAATTGTTTACTAATGAAGATTTTTTGTAATGAAGAAAGAGCATATTTATCGGGTGGCTTTCAATGAGCCGCCCATTCAGGACGACGACCGCACGGAGTTTTTCTTTACCTCCCTGTCGGCGATATATGAGGAGTTCACGCCTGATCAGGTGGGCTGCAAGGTTACACGCCTTTGGAATATCGGCGTATCAGGTGGAATTCCCTACGAGGGGGCGAAATGTAAAATCACTCGTGAACCCCTGCGGAGTAAGAGCCAAAATAAGCCGATTTGAGCCGTTTCGAGTGTTGGGATAATAAAACCCTCACTTGACGAAAGAAAAGGCGACAGCGGGGCTAAAACGGGGTGAATTTGGGGTATTTGCGATTATATTGTAATCAGGTTTCAGACCTACCTCGATTTTGCCCTGTTTCCGTTCGGCTTACAGGGGCGTTTCAGGAGGAACAGGCGACGACACGCAGAAACCGCCCAAATTCAGGCGAACGGGAGCGGGGATAATAACTTGCCCTATGAAAACATTTGAAGCCGACAGACGGCGATTTCGAGAAAAATAACGTAATTTTGCAACATCAAAAGCAGCAAGAGTATGACAAATGAAGAATTGCAGGAGATTATGAACAACCCAAACGGTATATCTCCCGAAGATGTCGATAGAATTTGGGACGATTTGAAAGCCCGTGACGCTCGTCGTGAGGCAGAGTTCAACGCCTTGCCCGAGGAGGAAAGAAAACGCCTCGAAAGAGAGTTTTCCGACCCGTCGCTTGACAGGTTTATAGAAGACCCCTTGGGAGGCGATGATGAAGATTAAATCTCTGTCAGGTAGAAAACATATCTACCGTCTTCAATTTCCAATTTATCAAATCTAAATTCGCAACCGCTATCAAACAGCACTTCACGTTGGTTGGACTTTCCTGTGAAGCGTCCTCCGAACTGTGAGAAATCCTCAATCGGGTGTCCTGACTTGCCTCGTATAACAAGCAGAACATCCGTTTCATTTTTCTTTGGCTTGCTGTTGGCACGGAAATCAATAGCAGCTTGACGATCTAAACTTGTTGATGTGAATCCCTTAAAAACGGCAGATTCTTTTTTTCCTGCCAAAGATAGATATTCCCCTAAACTCCTTTTATTCAAACGCACTTTCCTGTAAACCGTTTCAGTGGTTGTTTCCAATTTGGAAAGACCCTGTGACAAGAGCTGTGAAAATGCCTCGTTGAACTCCGAGAGATTTCCTTTGCGTAGTTGGTTGTTCAGCTGACGGAACGCTGCACCCTCGCCCTTTGTGTAATGGTAGATAGCTGCCTTTTCAGTGTTCGGGATTTCAGGATATTTCCTTTGTAGGAAAATTCCGAGGGATTCCTGCATAGCCTCGTTGGTTTTCCTTGCCCGTGTGAACTTGCGTTCGGCTTTCGTGTAGGTATCAACCTCGAACCCTCGGACGTACTGTGGGTTCTGTCTGATGAAATACGGCATAGACGACCAACCCTTTGCTCGTTCCTTGTTGTCCTCTACCCAAGTGTTGAACTGTTCGGGAACGTCGCCGACGGTGTTCACGCTCCGTGTGCTGACAGGTTGTCCTGCCATAATACGCCTGTTGTCCTCTGCCATTTCTTCGGGCGTTTTCAGGATTGTTACGACGTGGCAGCGACAATGCGGGTGCCAACCTACAAACTTGAAATCTTTCGGGTATTTCCCTTTCAGAAAATCGCAAATGTCCTCAAACGGTACGCCGTTGAGCGTATGGTTGTTCGATAGGCGTATTTCAATGCCGACGACAAAATCAAGCTGCTGCCAACGGACATAATCAGCCGTGCGGTAAGCCATATTCGTTTCTGTCACAGCGAGGCGGCGGGCGTTTTTGTAGCTGCTTCGGTACACTCCCTGCCCTGGGTGGAAAGCCTGTGCCGCCTTTGAAAGTTGCAGAACACCGTGCTCATCACGGACACGTCGGAACAGTTTGTCAGGGTAACGGAGGTATTGTCGAAGCTCTCGGCTCAATTCATCAGCCGACAACCCGTCACGCAGTCCGATGTCAATACCCATTTCGATTTCAGACTTGAACTGTTCCGTGTACCGCCACACCCTGTCGGAAAGGTTCATTCCTGCCGTCTTTCTCTCGACGAAAGCCTGTCGGGCTGTGTCGTTGGAGCTGTAATACTTTCTGCTCTGTTCTTCCGTCAGGTTCTCGGCATTGTCCCCGAAAACTTGGTTTGCGAGTTCGCTGTTCTTGTTGTTCGCCAACGTCCACTCGCTTTCAATGCCGTTCACGATAACCGCTGTAAGGTTGTTTTTCAGCCCCGACAACAGCTTTTCAACTCTTTTCCGTGTAACAGGATAGTCAGCGAATGAAAACGGCTTGTCGGGCTTGACAACGCCCGCAGACGAAGCGACAGCTGCAGCCTCACGGGCAGCGGATTGAAATATCTTATCAATCTGCCGCTCGTATGAAGCCACGTTCTGTTGATGTCGTTTTTCCCACTTATCCAATCGTGCCATTGTCTGTACGCTGTTTGAAATGTTCGCACTGTGGGTCTGACAGGAACTTGCACCACCTGCCAAACTCGGTTTTCTCGTCGAGCTTGCAACGGCAAAGTATCAGATGTCCGTCGAGGGCTTTACTGTGCCAATCATAACTGTTAGCACAATCCCGACACCTGTACTTCGGCTGCTCCGCCTGTTTCCTGTTCTGAACCCTCTTTGCCATACGTTACTCGGTTAGGTTAAAACTGTCCTGCATACTTTCCTCGGCGATTTCTTTCATCGTCTGATCTACGTCGCTGCTGTGTCCGTATTCCTCGATACTTTCACGTTGCGACATAATCGGCTTGCCGCCGTTGGCTGTTACGAGGTTCGTGATAGTGTCTTTCTCGTCCGTGATAGTAAACGGAGTGATAACGGTCTTGACAGGCAGAGCGTCAATGTCAGCGTGGTAGGCTTCGCCGAGCATAACTTTTGCGAACGCCTTGATAACGTTCGTTTCACGGTCGAACATTTCCAACAGACGACCGCTTTCGTCCTTGACTTTCATCTGTGCGTCAATGAAAAGCTGCTTGCGGCTTTCGCCCGAGAGTGCTTGCTGCGACATTTTCTCATACGACCAATCAGGAAGCTGTAGGAGGGTAAAGAACAGAGTACGCAATTCCCCGACGTAGTATTTCAGGTTTTCGACAGCCTGTTGCCAAGTGATGTACTGTGCTGTACTGCCTTTCGGATATTGCATAACAGCCCTGAACTCCTTGTTTGGCGATTTTTCGTCGCCGTAGCTTATCGCTTCATCAGCGAACACAACAAACAGAGGTTTAGAGTTCTCTCGGAGGTAGTTTCCGTCACGGCTCAACGCCCACTCAATCTCATAGACGATATTCGAGTTATCCTCCCAAATCGGTGTCGGGCGGTAGGCATAGACCGCAGGTATTTTGCCGATAACGGTAATGTCTTCATTCTCGACTTCCTCCCAATCTCCGTTGGCGTTGCTCCATTTGATATGCTTGTTTGACGTGTAGGTGTCGAAGTACTGAATGAGCTTCTTTCCACTCTTACGGCTGTACCCGATAGACATAGCAATCATATCGCCGTACTCATCAAACAGCGGGTAAAGGTCGTCGCCTAACATCGGGGTAAAGTTCCTGCAGCGGAGCTTCAATAACGACTTCTTGCCGTCATACAGGGTGTTTTCCTGTTCGACAGCGTACCACAGTGTCAGCACCTCACAGCCCGCAAAGAGCATATTCAGACGGTCGGTATTCACGCTGTCAATGCGGTTTCTCTCATAGATAGCCTCAATGAAAGCGGCAATTTCCTTTTGCTTGTCGTTCTGCGGCTTGTACACTCGCTTGATAGGTATGCCACAGACAAGCTCCGTCATACGCTTCGTGGCGAGGCGTTGCAGGTCACAGGTTACACGGGTTACAGGCTGTATGCCGTCCTCCGTTACTATGTCAGGGTACTTCGCTTTGCTCATTACAGGGTGTTTCTTGGGGTCGAACTCCTGCGACAAGCCATTACGTCCCGACCAAATGGGGACGACGATTGCTTTTTCTTTCAACGCCGCAATGATGTTGGCAGCGTTATTTCCCGAGTTGAGAATTTCTTCGATTGTCATACTGATATGAATTATTGATTAGCGTCTTACAATTCTTGCCAAACGGTTTATGTCAATTGCCTTGCGGCTGTTTATCGGATAGAACGTGTTGGCGAGTGCGTCGAACTTGTCAGGAGAACGTCCGAGGCGTTCCTTGATGTCCTCCTTTGGCTCGATGATTATCTTTCCGTCGGAACGGAACGACCAACGTATCTCGGTGGCTTCCTCGTCGAACTTATCATCAGGCGGCAGCATAGCCCCTGTTTCGTTCTTCGGGTTCAGCCAATCACGGATAGCCCAAAAGAGCCAAGCTCGCATATTCACGAACCCGTACTGCCCTGTGATGTCCGTCATATCCTTGCCGCTCGTTGTCTTTGCCGCTTCACTGTATTTGCAACTGATGATATGTGCTTCTCCGTCAAGCTCCACACAACGGCTGTAAACTCCTGCTCCCTCGCCAATGGTATCAATACTCACGTACAGGTCAGGCTCGTGTCGGCGGGCTGATATAATCTGTCCCGCAACCGCCATGTGGTCGGCAGAACCGCCCGAGTTGTGCGTCTTGAACTCGCCAACCCAATTGCCTTTCCTTTCAACGAAACAGGTACAGTCTCGTCCCATACCTGCCACATCGACACCAAGAACCCGTGTGTCCTGTCCGAGAGGTTCCCGCCCGTGTGCCATTCTCCAACGCTCGTGTGCGAGGTCGAGCCACTGCTGCGGAATAAGAACATCGTCGCCGACTTTCGGGAACTTACCGAGAACCTTTTTGCGGAACAGGTCTTCGGGTCTGTACCAACGCCCCTCAAACTGAAAGTCGTCGAACTCCTCTCTGACCTCCGCTTCGGTTATCGGCGTACACCATTGTTCGAGCTTGTCAGCCACCCATTCATAGTCCACCTGACCTGGGATTATGATACGTTTTTCAAGCACATTCGGGGCTGTCAGGCTGTTTAGACGGAACTTCGCCCAACGGTCGCCCTTTTGGCTCTTGGCTGCATATCCGACAGGGGTATTCGGGTTGAACACGAGAAGAATACGGCTGTCGCCTTGCAGGTTACCCTCAATAGCGGCAAAGGTGTCGTCGCTGACACCCGAAGCCTCGGTAACGACAAACATTGTGTGGACGGCGTGAAAACCTGACCACGCTTCGTGGTTATGCTCGTCCGCCTTGAAACCTGTCAAGAACCACTCCTCGTTGTCCGTTCTGATGTCGTAGGTGTTGAGCCGTCCTGTAAGCTGTATACCACGAGCCTTTGCCCTGTTATACAGGCGGCTGATTTCGGGCATCATAATGTTCTTTACCTGACGGTCTGTCGGGGCTGTAAGGGCTACTTTCGTGTTCTCTATCAGCTCCCTGTTCCTGTTCCAACGGGGTGTGAGGTAGAGGAATGAAACGGCAGCACAAGCGGCTACGAAGTCCTTGCCTCGGGCTGTTCCTGACGCAACAGAAGTACGGGGATTGAACTGTACGGAAGACAGGATTTCCTGCTGCTCACGGTCGAGCGTAACGCCGAGTGCGTCACGGACGAACCTGTTCCAATCAGCCCGCCAAGAGTTCATCAGGGCTATGCCCCGCTTACGCATTATTTCATCACTCAACCTGTTAGCCATTTATCTGTTCCTCCGCTTCGTCTATCATTCCACTTTCAACGAGCAACGCCGCAAAGGACAGGTCGCCCGAAATGTCTTTCTTTTCAGGAGCGTACAAGCCGAGGAGCTTGCGGCGTTCCATAAGCTGCTGTCGGATTTCGGCGATGTACTGCGGGTTGCCAAGTCCGACAACCGTTGCCGTGCGTCTTTCAACGCTGTACGTCTTGATATTTTCCTCGCCTGTTTCCTTGTTACGAGAGGGTGCACCCTTGCTCGTGTTCGTGGTCTTGTTGTAGTCCTCTTTCGATTTCTCCCACTGTGCCCACAACTCACGACAGGTGTCGTCGATACGTTCAAGCTCCAATTGGAGGGCGGCGTCCATATCCTCGATACGGTTCTCTCGCCACTCCTCCAACAGGGTTTTGATGTCTTTCTGAACTGTGCCCAACGAATAGCTGTCAAGAGCGAGGCGTTTCATTACCTCCTCCCTGATCTGTCGGCAGGAGTAACCACGCTTGTAGAGTTTCGACACGATTTCCATACGTGCCTGTTTCTCCTGATTACGCTTCTTTTGTTGTGCTTTGCTCATAGTTACAGGTCTTTTGTCAGTTCAATGAATTTCGTGTAGAAATCAGGGTTGCAGCTTGACAGCTCAATGTAGGTTTTGCCGAACTCGGGGAACGTGTGAACAGCGAAATGGCTCTCCGTGAGAAGCCACAATGCCGTATATCCCTGCGGCGTGAAATGGTGGTCTGTAAAGCACAGGATATTGAACCCCGACTTTTTCAGGAGTTCATCAAACAGTTCCCGTATCTTCTGCGGGTTCGTCTCCTGTATCCACTTTGAATCGTTCCAAATCTTCGCTTGCATACTCTATTTTTTTGAAGTTGTTTTTGATTTCCTTTGTCTTGCCCTTGTAGAACACGAGGATATTTTGGTGCATCTTCGCAACCTTGCGGCTCTCCATATACCTGCCCGCACGTAGGGCTGTACTTGCCCCTGTTTCAACGAGGATAATTTCATTGTAGAGGGGCATTCCCGCCTCCTTGAATATCCGCTTGATGTCGCCGCAGAAGTCGTAATAGAAGCCTGTCGATTTATCTCTCACATCGCCCACAACGATAACGGCGAAACGATTGTCTTTCAGACAGCCGACAGCCGCCTTGAAAGCGTTCTCCAATATCTTGATGAAATCCTCGTAGCTGTCCTGATTGCTTGCGTCGTTCTCGAGGTCGGAGTATTTCTCGAGGTCGAAATACGGCGGGCAACTGAACAGGAGGTCTTGGCTGTCAGGGGCGATATGCTGTGCGACGTTCTGACCGTCGTCGTTGATGTAGCGGGCTGTCATTCCCTCTACACGCTCGTTGTTGAGCCGTGCCTGTTCAGGGCGAAGCTCAATACCGACGAACTCATTGCCGAGGTGTGCCGACACGTAACCGAAGACGCTATCTCCTGCGAAACAGTCAAACGTCTTGCAGTTGTCCTGTCCGAACCAACGGCAGACGATTTCAGCCATAACAGGGTCGAGCAGGGAAACGCCCGCCGAAAGCACCTTGCTTGCTTCACGTTCTTTCACGTCGTCAGGAACATACTTGTCGAGGTATTCTTTGAACGTGATACCCAATTCCTCACGGTGCTGTCGTGTACGCTGATACAGGTCTTTGTACTTGATTTCGGGCGAGGTTATGAGGGTGTCGTTACGGCTCTCTCCGTTGTCGCCGATAAGCTCACGCCATTTCTTTTTGCGTTCCTGCCAATATCCCTTTCGGGTGTCGAGGATTGAGAACGGCGGCACAATAAATCGGTCGTTCAGGGAGGCGTTGGCGGGCTTACTGTTGGTTGCTCCGCTTGACTCTCCGTTTTCCCATTCCTTGTTTTGCCACACGTCAAGCCCCCAATCGTCGAGTTCTTCTGCGTCCCACTCGTTGGCGAGTGCGTCCATATCCCATTCTCCATATCCGACGTTGTCTTTGATGATGAACTCCCGCTGTTCCTCCTCGGACAGATCTGTCGCCTTGATGATGTGGGCTGTCGGCTTGTCTTTCCAACGTAACCAATATTCAATGAGGTTGTCCTGCTCGGCTGCTGTCTTCTTCTGAAAATCCCTTGCTTCTGACAGGCGGGATTTCAGCTCTGCCTCGTCCATATCGGAAATAGCTGTCAATGCCCTGTAACGCATATTGCCGCCGAGGGCGACAAAGGTGTTATCAACGACAATCGGGCGGAGCTCCAACATCTTCGGAAGCACGAGGATAGAACAGATAAGCTTCTCAAACTTGTCGTCCTTGATGATACGGGGGTTCGCCCCATTTACCTGTATCTGCGACAGGTTTACGATTTCTGTTTTCATTGTTCCCAAACTTTATCCTGTTGATACTCTCCGAACAGTCCCCAACGACACATTGAAGCGTAAATCGGGGTGTCGAGCTTGAATTTGCGGCGAAGCTCTGCGGGGTTGATGATTGTCGTTCCCTCCTCAATGATGTTGCCCGCACAGTCCTGTATGCATATATCGACCTCCTGTTTGCCTATGCAGCAAGCGAGGCTGACGAACACATCGCATTCGTGGCTCTCGGCATAACTCTTGGCAAGGGAACGTGCTGCGAGGTTCAGCGTGAGGTCGGCTTTGCTTGCGTCTTTCGTCCAAGGGCTACCGCCGCCGAGCTTGCAGTTTCCGCCGTAGAAGTCCACAGCGAGTTTTCGCCCTGTTGTTCCACAATCCGCACGGCTGCTGTGTTGAACGTACCTGCCTGTACCGTTGATGATAAGCTCGTATTTTCCTGCCACCTTTGAACGGACAAAATCCTCGACGGTCTTTGTGTCCTGCTCGGGTAACAGGGGGATAGCAACGATAATTTTAGTAATAACATCGTTATCGGTTATTACCTGTGTCTTGATGTCAAGTCCTCCGATACCGCTGTCGAAAAGCTCTTTACATAGGCGTTTGGCTACGGCGTGGTCGATAGGCATATAACAGTCGGACGGTCGCCATTCTGCCATACCGAAGAAAATGCCTTGGTCGCCCCAACCTGAAAGCCCCTGTGCGATGTCAGGTGACTGTTGGCTGATAAGCGACGTTACCTCCAACAGGTCGCCGCAAATGGTGTTCTCTGCTCCCCATTTGTGCAGATAGTCCATTGTGTAGCCGATTTCGTTTACAGCCGCACGGACGTGTTGTCTTATCTCCGACGGGCTGAACTTGCACTTGGACGATACCTCGCCGCCGAGCGTAACTTGGTAGTCCTTGATTTGTACCTCGACAGCGTAACGGGTGTCGGGGTCTTGCTCGATGTAGCGGTCTAACAGATACTGACTGATGTAGTCGGCTATCTTGTCAGGGTGTCCGAGCGATACATACTCACTGAATTTTATCATTGCTATAATTGTTAGAAAATTACTGTGGCACAAAATTATTCAAAATGATTATAATATAATCACATTTGAGGCAAAAAAAGGGGTTTTAGGGGGTAAAATCGCCCGAAATTGCCGTTTTTATGAGATTTAGGGTTGCTGTCATGTATAAATCATCAGGCGTGACACGGAACACCCGCCAACCCATAAGCGTTGCGGTATTGTACTTCTCGATGTCGCCGAGGAAACCCTGTGGGGAGGTGTGTCGTCCTCCCGTCCATACGCCACCCTCTACCTCGAGGGCTATTTTATGTTCGATGATAGCATAGTCAAAACGCCATTTCCTGACGGGGTGAAATTTATGCTCCTTGACAACGTCGATATGGAGGTCTGTTTTGCAGATGATTGTGAAAACGTCCCTTATTTTTTGCTGATTCGCCGTCTGTCGGCTTTTCTTCTTCGATTGATATGTTTGCTTATCCATAGAAAGATGTTTTGAAATACGGGCTAATTTTGGCTTTGGACGACAAAACGGGGATTGCTCCCCGCCTTGCCTGTGTGAACCCGTGTCAGGTTTAGAACGGCAGATCGTCGTCGTCAGCAAATGCCGAGTTGTCGAGTGTCCCCGTTACGTTCATAGTCGCTTGCTTCTTCTCAATGGCGTGCATACCGCCGAGGATAGGGATAGCCTTGATTTGTTCCTCTGTCATTGCGTCCCGCTGTTCCTTTGGCAAATCCGCCTTGATACAGTGGGTGTCGCTGTACTTCGGTTCTTGCATCTCAATGGCTGTCAGGTTCAGGTAGCAGCCCTTTTCGCCGAGGAACATTCCGTCGCAATCATCGACAGGGATAATCAAGCAGCGTTTTACACTTGTCTTGCCTTGCAAGTTCTTCATAAATGCCCCTTTGAGTTTGAGGCAGTCGATTTTGATACCAAAATTGCTCATAGCTTCAAAAATTAAATGGTTTATACTAAAGTGAACTCAATCTTCGAGAGGTTCTTTTGAAATTTCATCATCGCCGTTTCAATCACAGGCGTTATCTTGATTTCGTGATTTCCGAGGTAAGCGTCCATACAGGTGTACAGCTCGTCGATACAGGGCAGGTGTCCCTCACGAGCCTGTCCGAGCTTCTGTGCTATCAGGGCGGTCATACGGTTTTCGTGCTTGCGTACCTCACGGCAGAACATCATCGAGAGGAAAGCGTTGGTACGCATTTCGTCATACTCGATTTTCAGGTGTTGGTGGTTGATTTCATTGCAGGTCGAATAGTAGAGGATTTGGAAGTCAAACGCACACTCCTTGATGAACTCGTCCGCCTGATTGAATATCTTTTCCCTGTGTTCCCTGTCAAGGTCTTTGCTCAACAGGTTTATGTAGTGTGCCCGCAGTTCCTTTACTGTGCGTGAGAGCTTCTTTACCTCCGAGATACGCTTTTCGGCACAATACCTTACCACCTTTTCGGCACAATACCTTACCACCTTTTCGGCATAGAGCCACGCCACCTGTGCGATAATGAGAGGAATGAAAGCTATCTGTACGTGCTCCTCGAAAGTGAAACTCTCCATGAGTGCCCGAGTGTCGGCGTTGCATTGTTCCTTGAACTGCTTTTCCTGCACCTCGGCGGGAGTGCGTACCTCCCAAGTGAAACGCTCGGCGTTGCAGCGGACTGTTTTGTGTTTCTCCCTGTCCTTGTCAATAACGAGAACCGTCGCCCCGCTTTTGAGCTGCTCAACCCTGTTCACGTGGTATATTCCGCCCACCTTGATTTCGGGCTGTACCTTGTCGCTTACCTTGCGGGCTGTTATCTCTATGAAGTCGCCCGCTTTTGCTGTTTTCTTTGCCATATCCTGTTATTTTTGAGGTTATTATACTGCTGTTTATTTTATTTGCGTTCGCCCGTCAATACCCTTTTCCGTGCTTGTGTGGGCGTGAACTGTTGTAAGCCATTTTCAACTCGATGTGCTTCTGAATGTCTATCCCCAAGTCCTTTGCGAGAGTGAAAATCATTGATAGACCGTAGTTTATCCGTATCATCAGGTCGTCGGGGTCGCCCTCTGTTCCGCCTGATATGAATCGGGTAATTGTCAGGATGTTTTCCGTGAACCGTTTCTGCGGGCTTATCTCCGCTGCTATCTGTCCTGCAAAGTATATGTCGATATTCCGTACTCCTGCGAGGTCAAACAGCCTTATACAAGCGTCCGCAAGTTCATCTTCGAGGGTGTCTTTTATATGCCTCTGAAACACTTTTTCGGGTCGTGTCTGCCTATATATGTCCGTGTCGTGTCTATATGTGTTGGCTACATTCTTCCCACTTTCTATCCCTTTCAGGTAAGCGTCAATGTCAGCCCGTTTCCCTTTTCTGTCTGCTTCAACCGCTTCCATAAGCTCTGATATAACCAAGCATTTCAAATGCTCGTCGCTGTGTGCCTGTTCGTGAAAGCCGTGTTCCTTGGCTGTCTTGTAGGCTTCTTCCTTGTACTGATTGTAATTCATTTCGTACCTCCTTTCAATTTGAACTGCTCACACGGTTTGCCATAATACGGAGCAGCGTAAAATATATTCTGATTGTTAAACCTCGGATTGAGTATCTCTTTCGGGCGTTGTATGCATACCCAAGATTTATGATATGCATTAATAGTCGCATAGCCCTCTTGCCTGTGTTCACAGTCCTTGCAGCGATATTCCCCCTCTTGTAGTTTTAGCGTTTTGCGAGGGTAAACGTGAACCTCATTCCCGTAAACAATCGCCCTATATTGCTTTGGGATTCTGTATGTCCCCTCTGAAAGCTCGTGTATCATTGTACGCCTCCTTTCTGCAATTCGGGGTTATCGTAGATGTTCCCGATAACAACGCCCCGCCGTTCCCCTGACTGACGCTCTCTTACAGCCCACGCCAAGCTGCTGTGTGTACCCGAGAAGAATGAACGAACAACATACGAGCCCCTGTCAAATTCAACAACTCCGATTATTTCGATATTGAACTCTGTTTCAGGTATTCGCATAATATCCCCCTCGAAAATTTCCTGTCCGTTTCCGTCTAACAGCCCTGTAAACTGTCCGACTGTATCAGGGGTAACCGCATTCTCTTTATAGAGATTTTCGGCTTCAATCGGATAGATATAACTTCCGCCGATGTTGTCGTGCATCAAATCGCCAAAGAGCCATTCGCCATTGCAAATCCTTTTTCCTCTAAATTTTGTTACTCTCATATTCCTGTTAATTTATTTGGTTATTAAAATGGGCAATCATCTTCGGGGAGGTCATCGAAGTCAAACACGGAGGCTGCTTCGGCTTCCTCAGAACGTCTGCGGGCTTCTTCCTGCAAATGGTTAGTATTGTCCCAATCAGGTTCAGAACCGCCCGTATAAGGGCTGTAACGCCCGTTGTTCAGGTTGTATTTGAATTGTGCCATACCGCACTCTCCGAGGTGTCGGAACTTCACTTTCTGAATATGCACCTCTGTAATATTCTCAATGCGGTTGCGGTGTACGACGATACCGAAATCCGCTTTGTTGTAGAAGTTAGCCGAGCCGCTGATGTCATACAGGGTCGGTGCCTCAATCACTCCGTCTTTGTTCTTTGGCAGCTTCGTTGGGTGTGCCATAAGGATAATCAGAATGTCATTCTGCTGTGCGAAATTCGTCAGACGGTCGAGCGTTTCGCTGATGTATAATGTTTCGTTACGTCCCCCGCTGTGTTGGTTCTCCAAACGGTTGTACGGGTCAATCACGAGAGCTTTTATACCCTTGCGTCTTACAAGGAACTTTGCCTTTTCGAGAATGGTTTCAAGCCTGAAATCATTGTGCGGGCTGATGAAGAAGAAGTCCTGTTCGAGGTGTTCCTTTACCTGTCTGTATTCCCCGTAGCCGAGGTGTTGCTTGTCGAACTTCTTTCCCGTGAACTTTTCTATCAGCTTCGAGGCGTGATAGGCGAGAGGGGCGTTCTCGGGGCTGAAATAAGCGAAACGCCAACCGTAACGCATATTCAATCGTTCAGCTATTTCGTCGATAAATTCCGACTTACCGCTGCCTGGAATACCTGTCACGATACAGAGGCGTTTGGTCTCGAAAGAACACAGGCGGTCGAAGTTGTCGTGCCCGATTGTTACACCTTTCTGCATACCGAACTCAAACAGTGCGTCGAGCGATTGTTCAAAGTCCTGTATCGTGAAAACCCCCTCAATCTTCGTTTCAGGAGCGTCAGCAAGGCATTTCAACAGGCTTTCCCGTCCGAACTTTATCAGGTGTTCGTTAGCGTCCTTGCAGCCCTCGCCGTATTCCAATACTCGGCAGCGTTCAGCCCCGAAGCGTCGCATTAGCTCGTCTTTCAGTTCCACGCCCTTTGTATCGGTGTCCGAAGCGATGTAGATAACGTCCTTATCATCGAAATACTCCTCGATGTAGTCGTCAAGGTAGGAGAGGTTGGCGTTTGCCCCGTTCGGCACGCTGATCACGTCAGTACGTCCGCACTCGATGAATGAAAGTGCGTCCATTTCCCCCTCTGTGATGATACACTCCTGCTTACCTTTGATACCGTCGATGTTGTACGGGAGGAGTTCCGCCCCTGAACAGAGCTTGAAGCATTTGTCCCCTGTACGATACTTCGTGTTCACGAGCTGCCCGCCCTTGTAGTAGTTGAACTGTATCGTATTTGCCTGACTGTTCTTCTGCGGCATAAACTCCATACCCTCGGTAACTTTCATCGCCGTTAGTGTTGCGGAGCTTATGCCTCTACCCTTGAACCAAGCAAGAGCCTTTTCACTCAAAGACGTGCTGCCTGTCCGTGTGGGCTTCTTGTAGGTCGGCTTCTGATGTTTCAGCGGAGCGGGATTGTAGAACGGTTTCTGCCATTCCTCCTTTTCCCTTTCCGCTGCACATCCGCTGAACCCGCAGTAGTGGCAGTTGAACATTCCCGTAGCGAGGTCACAGGAAAGGCTCTTGTCACGCTTGTCGTGGCGTTGGTCTCGACACTGCGGGCAGTGAACCTTTACGTTGCCTGATGTCCTGTTATACGGGATTTCAATGCCGTATTTCTTCCAATCCATTCGTGTCATAAGATTATCCATTGAGAGGTTGATTCATTCCAACAGTGTCTTTCGCTCGGGCGGGGCGGGGCGTCGTTGGGGATTGTCGCCCGTCCTGTGCCGTATGTGCGGCGTCCTGTTGCGTCGATAAACTCACCTACACCGAGTTGGGCGTTCGCCTGTTGTGGGGCTTGTTTGCCCCCTCTGTGGTTATCATAATTGCCCTCCAAGACCTTTACCCAATTTTTCGGGCTGTCAAATACCCAATCGAATGTTGCCGTCCATTGATGATTGTTGTTGCCCCGAAGAAAATCAGAAGCAGCTATTCGTTCAAACAGGGCTTCAACGGTCGGTATCCATTCTTCCTGTGTGCCGAACTCCTGTAAACGAGCCTTGATTTTGTTGCGTCGTGCCTCCGAGAGCTTCTGTACTTTCGGGAGGTACGCCCCGCAGATAGAGTTCCACTTATCGGCAATATCCTGATAAGGATATCTAACTCTATTCTCTTCTTTTCTATTTTCTTCTAATCTATTCTCTTCTATTATGTTATCCGATGTTATAACATTGTTATCGGTGGCTATATCCTTGTTACGGTTTCCCCAACGTGAAGCCATACCACGTTTGCCCGCTTCGGAACGGCGTTGGAAGCGTTCGATTATGCTTTGGAAACGGCGTTGGTGTGCTGCGCTGAACAGGCGGGTGCCGTCCTGCTGCAGAAGCCCGATTTTACAACAGTAGTCCACGATTTCCGATAGCTCCTGTACTGACACGTCAAAATCAGCGGCGAGGAGTTCTTTCGTCACATCGTCATACCCGATTTCAAACGCTTCAACATCAGTCAGAACCTCCAAGAGATAGTTCCACACGGCATACCCTGTGTGAGAGAATTTTCGGCGTAGAGCCTTTATCTTCACGTCGTTTCGCATATCAGCGTCGTGCGTGAAGTATTGTGCCGCAAGTTTACCATTTAGTGCCATAACTATGATTTATTGAATTGTTGCTATGATTGATTTCCTGAGTTTCGCATTCTTGGCACTCCATTCAAAATTGTTCAACATCCATTGTCGATAGTTCAACGGAATGTCACAAATGCGTTCGCCCTTGTATTTACCGAAAGGCATTATCTCAATCGGCTGCTCGGCTTGCTTGTCAATGGCTGTCGTGTCTTCACGGGTTATCTTTCCGATATCGGTTATCGGAATGCCGCTCAACAGGCGACCGCCTGTCCCGAACATTCGCCATATCCTGCCTTTCTCGAAAGTGATGTCCTCGACACGTCCGAAGCGTGAAACGTTACCTCCCAAATCAACTATCAGTGCGTCCTCCTTGCCGTCGTCAATACGGGTGGCACGTCCGATAATCTGATAGTACAGGGCTATGGAAGCTGTCGATATTCCGAGAATGATACAGTCAATGCCTGTATAGTCGAAACCTGTCGAAAGCACCCGCACGTTAAAAATTACCCTGATTCTGCCCGCTTTGAACTCGTTGATAATGTTTGCCCTCTCTGCGGGCTTCATATCGCCGTAAATCACAGCAGAACCCGTGTAGCGGCGTGATAGGTCGATAGCGTCCTGTACCGAGGGACAGAACACGAGGATATGCTGCCTGTCCGTGTGCTTGTCGAGGGCTTCGATTATGCCCTGTTCCCCTCCGTTGGCTTCATAAGCCCTCAAAACGCTGTCCTCCGTGAACTCCGATTTCGAGGTGTTGTAAACCAACATACTGCTGTCGAAGTCGGCGGCTTCGTATCGAAGCTTGCTCCAAAAACCAAGCTGTACCATTTCAGATACCTGTCCGACGTGAATAATGTCTTTGTAGAAATTGCCTTTCTTGCTGCGTGATGTCAGCATAACGAGCTTTGAGAATGTGCCGCCGTCCTGATCATAGTTCTGTTGGAGCTTTACAGGCGTTGCGGTTATACCGAGGACGTGTGTTATCCCGCTGTCAGCGAGGAAACGTCCTAACATACTGTCAGCCTCACGGGGGTATAGGTGTGCCTCGTCGATGAGTACTTTTGTGAAGCCCATTTCCTTGAACTGTGCCCCGAGGTTCTTAATCGAGCCGATTGTAGCGTAGGTTATCTGTGCGATTTCCTTTCGACCGAATGAAGCCGAGTAAATGCCCGCATTCACGGCGAAACCGTCACACAGGGCGTAATACTTCTTGATGTTCTGCTCCAACAGCTCCTTTGAGGGTTGAAGAACCAAGAGCCTGTCGTTACAGTTCATTGCAACAAAAGCCGTCAGGATTGATTTGCCCCACGCTGTCGGCAGGACTATCAAACTTGGCTTCGGCTTCTGCTGCTTGAAGAACTCAATCGCTTTCTGTATCGGTTCGGTTTGGTTAGACCGTAATTGTATCATTGTTGCTTGATGAAAAGAAAGCCGCACGTAGGGCTAACCACGCATAACAGTTGCGTCGGGCTTCCTTTCGGAGCAGCCCACCCGTGTGCGGCTTTGTATATGTTTCAACGATGAATCTCATATCTGTTCTTTTGGTTATCGCAAAGTTAAAACGATTATATTATAATCACTTTTGATTTCGAGAATTTTTTAACCGTTCAGGTAAATCAGAGGGCGAAAACGGCTGCTTCTTCATCAACTCCCTACGGAGTATCTTCGCTCGGCGGCATAGGTTGAACACCCGTGTATTGCGGCTGCTCACGTCCTTGTTGGTCTCACACAGGTAGTCGATGTAGCGGATAATTTCGTCACGCTGTTGGTTAGATATTGCAATCATTTTCGCTCTGTTTTACGGGTTATTTCAACAGGAAGCGTCGAGCCCCTGTAACGGTCTTTGTAAACTCTCTCGCAAGGTCAGGATGTGCGGCTTGGAAAGCCTTTGCGTCGAACTTCTCACTGTCTTTCGGGGCTTTCCATGTAGCGATAGTCTGTCCCCCGTAGCTGATAGCCTCTGCGTCACCGAAACCGAGCTTAATGCGTCCCTCCAATTCCTCCTTGCGTTCTTCGAGGCGGGAGAGTTCTTCTTTTACCCCTTTCAGTTGATTGTAGGCTTCAAAGATTTCCTCCGTCACTTCGAGAACCTTGCCCGCTGTGTGGCGGTTGTATTTCAGGAGAACGTCCTGTACGGAAACGGCTGACGGTTCTTGCTTTCCGAGGATATTGTCAGTCCAAAATCGCTCAACCTCCTCAACAAGCCAAGCGTAGAAGTCGGGAACGAGCATAAGGTCTTTATACCCGAACTCCCTGCCCTGTGTGAGCCAAGCGATACTGCCCTGTGTGAGTTCCGCTCCTCCGAGCTGATACTGAACCTGACAGAACCAATGCTTCGGGAGGTCGTCCCCGTCAATGGCTTTCTGTGTTGTCTTACACTCCAAAATGCCCTTGTTTTGGTCGTTGTGCTTCATACCCTCCAACCAATATGTACGGTCGGGAGAAACCTGTATAAACTGTTTCTCGTTGTTGCGGATAATCCAATCCCCGACAGAGCGTTTGATAACCTCACGTCCTGTTGCGTCCTGCCAAAACTGCGAAACAGCGTCCTCGAGGTAGTGTCCCGCTTTCATCGCAAAGGTTTCCTCTTTCGGAGCGTCAAGCCCGATTTTACGTCTCCATAACTGATACGGGGTTTCCCAAGGGTTCAAGCCTACGATAGTGGCTACCTCACTGCTGCCGATACCTGATTTTCTGAACTCTAACCATTCGGCACGGTCTTTCGGTCTGATAACTGTAACACTCATTTCTGTTCCTCCTCTTTGATTTCGTTAATAACTTCAATAGCGGCTTTGCCGACTTTTCTCAACATTGATTCAAGGGTCAGTTCCTTTACGGCTCTGTTGATGAGCTTCGGGAGGTCAGGGTTATCTCTGAATGCTCCTTTCAACATTGCAACGATGTTCTCTCCTGAACCCGCTAACCCCGCTGATAATGAATACTGCTTGTGGGTTTCATCTGTTCCTGTCAGCTCTGTTGTCAGTACGATAATTGCTCTCTTGTCGTTGTCAGCTTCCTGCCATTTGGCGAGGTTTTCAATAAGTTCTTTACGTTCCATATTATCTGTTTTTTACGGTTATGAAATATGGGAGAGCCGAAGCCCTCCCGATGATACTTTATGCGTCCTTGCGGGTTAGGAGATAGTCAGCCCAAATGCCGATGAACTGCTTGCCGCAGTACGTGGCGAGTTCGGGGGTTTTTAAGCAAAGGCGAGAGCCGATGAGCGCATACGGATACGAGGGCACGTTACTCGAGGCCGCATAGGCGAAGCCCGCATAGTCTGTAACATAGTCGCCTGTGTTCATCATACGACGTTCGTTCTTCTCGTCCTCGTCCATATCCTCAATTTCCTGTTCGGTGTAGAGCCAAAACCAAGGATAATAACGCCATTCCTCCGTTGTGAACTGTGGCTTCCAACCCTCATTCAACGCCTGTACGATGATACGGAGCTTGAAATATGCGAGGATGTCAGGCTCAACATCAGAGTAACCGTCCTCCCAATCCTCGGGGTCGTTTATGCCTACCGCCTTTGCTGCGTCGGCAAACGTCTTGATACGTTCTGTTACAGGGCGATTATCCGCTGTCTGTGGGGTTTCAAACTGTGCTTCGGGGAAAAGGGCTTGAAGCATTTTTTTACCGCTGTCGTCGGCTGTATTATAAGCCGCAACGAGATTTTCTTTCTTGATTTCCATTTTGTTGCTGATTATGGGTTATTACTTTTGATTGTCGATGATTTCGCCCGTTTCGGGGTTCACGTTGGCGGGAACATTGCCTGTTGCCTGTGCCATAGCCTTTGCCGCCTTATCCTGTGCCGAGGTTGTTTTCTTCTTCGCTTCGGCTTCCTTTTTGGCTTCGAGGGCGGGTTTCAAGAAACATTCCTGTACGGTTGTCGTTCCCTCCTTAATGGCGTTCCAAGTGGCTCTCAACTCAAAGAGGGCTTCCTTGTCGATGTCCGCTACACTGTTCTTGCCGAGATACTCCAAGAGCATTTTTTCTGTTACGCCTGATTTAGCGAAATTTGCGATACAGTTCTGACGGGCTGTCTCGATGTCGATTGCCTGTCCGAGGGCGACCTGTTTAACGTCGTTGATAACACGCTTTGTCACAGCCTTGGGGATAACAGCCAACACGGCGTTTCGGAAAGCGATTGAAGCGGCGGCGTTGCCTGTAACAACCTGCATATCCTCGCTGTACGTTCTTCCGTTCTTGTCAGTGATACGGCGTTTCACTTCCTTGCTTACGGCGAAGTTGGTTTCAAGGTCGTGGCAGATAGCCTGTGCGGTTATCATTCGTCCGTCGTTGCCGATGATACGGGTTTGCACTCGGAGGTTACCCCAAGCCCCTGCGATGATTTCAGCCATACGAACCGATAAGCCCTCAATGACACTGTCCTGTCCGTTCTGTCCCTTGCGGCGGAGAACATAAAAACAGTCCTCGGCAGTTTCCCTGTCCATAGTGGCGTAGGTTGCAATCTTATTCAGAGTTGCGTTCAGATCACGTGGATACTGCTTTGCGGTCGAGATTTGAATGTCCACTTCCGCACGGTTGATAGCTTGCAGCATATCAGCCTGTTTGATTTCGATAATGTCGTTCATACTGTTATTTATTGATTATTGCCCTCTGACAGCTTCGGGCTTTGCTTTTCGTGATAGTAAACTTTGTATTTCCGTCCGTCGGGGGCTGTTTCCCAATAGTCCTTGATGTGGAAGCCCTCATCACGGAGCGTCGATACGATTTTTCGGAAATCAACGGTGTGTCCGATTTGGTTGCCTGTGTACGTTGTCAGGCGTTCGCCCCTTTCAAATGCCGCCTTAATCAGCGACTTCGGGGATTTCAATTGGTCGGCGTTTCGCATATTCGTTACTTTTTATGGGTTGATACATAAGTCGAAGCCCTGCTGCGGATTTCCTTGTCGGTCTTTACCTCCCGTTCCAACATCCACTCCTCGAGTTCCTGTTTCTTGAAATAGAGCTTGCGGTTCTTCTTGTAGTGGGGGATTTGACGTTTGCTTGTCAGGTTATACAGGTGGCTCTCGCTGTAGCCTGTGAACACAGCCGCTTCGGAGAGGTCGAGGACGGTTTTTGAGCCTATCATCGCCAACTGCTCAATGCGGTCGAGTTTGGTGTTCATTTCTTGGATTGCCTCGTTGC